AAGACTTACGTTCTGAATGAACAACACGTCCAACCAATCTCCACCTGGCATGCATTGCTGTAACTCGTACCCCATAGTGGTCATGTGTGGGCTCTTGAGTTTTGACTCCTCACCATTAGAGTCTGGTTTGTGTGAGTCGTTAGCATACGCATAACCGAATCGGACACCTGACCGCTTGGTCCACTTGCCTTGTCCCTTGGCGTCTGTTGGGTGTGCCGATGCCTGGGGACATCCTGCTAGTGGTGCAACGATTAACATCGCGAGTGCACAGATTAAAATTTTCTTCAACATAGTTTCTCCTTTTTTTGTTGATTAAATAAAAGCGCCCTGGGTAGGATTCGAACCTACGACCTGCGGATTAGAAGTCCGATGCTCTATCCAGCTGAGCTACCAGGGCATATATATTAGTGACTTCTTCTACGCCACCAATCAAATACTACACTGCCGAGGAAAATCCCAGCAGAGAGAGCGACAATATCAATTATAAATCCGAACATGTTTTATCCCTTCATTGTTGTGTAACTATTGTATCAACACTTAAATTGAAAGTCAAGCGTTTTTTGCTCTTGAAATGATTTTTAAAAATTTAGCACGAATCCACTCACACTCACCTGTAGACATTCTTATTTGGCATCTATACTCATCCCTGTGCCAAAAGTAATCGTCCGTAACGCTCGGCAAGTCGTGTATTCGCTTCTTCTGAGTTACTAAACCAATCTCTCCGCAATCCTTTGTAGGTTCCGTAACTCTAACGATGTCTCCAATGTCAAACTCTTGTCTGTGCATAAACCTAACTACTTAAAACCAATCGTCGTCGTCCCAGTTGAACGGGTTGTCATATTCATCCGTATCACTAGGATCCTTCTTGTTGCCACTAGATACCTTAGTTGATGGTACGTAAGGTGGTACAATTGGCGGTTTCTTGGTTGTTTTTGCTGAAGATCTTTTAGTGTATTGCTTTTGCTTCAGCACCTTCTTTTTCTTTTCAAACTTTCTTCTCAATATCTCAACCTTATCGTGCCTTTCGATAATACCCTGGGACATTGCTGGCAAATAAGACGGGTCTCCCCCGTCAAACACTCTTACTTTTTCTCCCGACTTGAGAGTGAGTACAGGGTCTCCACCGATGATAGAAGGATGTGCAATAAGTTCCGATGCTGTCAGGTTCTTATAGAGAGTCTTCACTCGCCCCTCAATTACACTCGTTACGGGTACCCTAAAAGTACCCTTACTATCAGCCTCCACGACTGTTCTCTCCCCATCATAGAGGAAAGAGACATGTTTTATAATCCTGGTTGACTTCAAGTCACTCACCTCCAACGCCTCTTCTCGTAGCAGATATGGTACTCATCGCAGATCTGAACTTCTCTGGTTTCTTCCCAGCAATAATTCCTGTTACAGACCTCAACCCTCTCCTGTCCATAATAACAGTCGTATTCCGTGTGAGAATATTCTGGGTGATATGGGTCGCAATCATCGTCTAGCAAAATTAGACATCCTTGCAACATACAAAACAAAACCAATAATACTACTCTCATGTTCTACCCCAAATCAAAGTTCTCAACGACTTCACTCCAACTTCGGCCGCAATCAACGTACCATAGACAGCTGCACCAAGAATTAAAGGTGCTGCGAGAATGGCAACATCAAGACAGAGTGTTATGTCATCCCGTTTCAAAAGTAATCCTCAATTCTTTAATACGAGCACAAAGTTTGGCGTACTTCTCTGGGACGTGGCCCTCTTTCTTCCTCTCCAAGATCGACACCAGTGGTTCTGCCCACTCATCGACGGATGGCACATAGACCAAGTACTTGTCGCCAAACACTTCCTTGTAAAACATCCCCTCAAGTCCATTACAATTAGTGCCAAAGAGATCATAATCTCCAATAAAAATTAACGCTTCGCCCTGTTTAACTTCACTCATCTACCTAGTCCCTGTAATCATAATTAATGATAGCAAAACAAAAAAATAATAGCAACACAAAAAAGAACTTAAAAATAAAACCATCCGTAAGCAGCATGTTGCCAAGAGCGCTTAACGCTTTGTGAGTTGCCAAATCCATACTTCCTCCACAATGCCCGTGGTCCAAGCTACGCGATACCTCTTCGCACTAACTGGTTTGATAACAATACCCACGCAAGCAGAAATATCCTCCCCCAAGAACTTTGAATATTCTCTGGCATCCAACCCAATTAGCATGCCTGGGTATATCTCGTTTGGTTTTAATCTCTTAGACATTTTTTATTTTGTGATATGTATCGACTGATGTGATGACAGATGTCAAGACTGTCACCTTCGAATCCTCGATCAAGTTCTTTATAAGACTCTAGTGCCTCTCTGGTTAATATAAACAATCTCGCAAATAAATCTGCTCTTGGCCCAAGATCTGATAATTGTTTCGTGTCCAAGTCATCCACTGAATACCCACTGTCTTCGTCAGACTTCCAATGGTAACCACTCCCCACTCTCCATTCTTTTGACATCTTTCTTTCTAATTAAACTCCACGACTTAAATTTGGTAATCCTACCCTCGTTTAACCCGTTTAACAATAAAACATTGTAATAATCATTGGGAAGAAACCCAACTACTTTTCCAAAAACATTAATTGGTTTACCTAGAGGAAAGTCCCTTAAGTAAACCTCATCGCCTCTGTTAAACTCCCTGTCCATACTAAGTAATTAGTACAGACAGGGGTTCAAAAGGTGATCTAATTTACCTCTACTAATTCGATATCAAAGTTGAGATTCTTGCCTGCCATAGGATGATTAAAATCAATCACAACAAACTCCTCCTCAACCTGATTAATCACTCCACGAACTGGCTGATTCTGTACGTTTCCTTCAATAACCACTCCCGCTTCAAACTCAAAGTTCTCTGGAAATGATTGTTTTGGCACAGATTGGATGCCTTCAGGATTATGTTCACCATAAGCCTGTTCAGGTTCAAGTGTAACAGTCTTCGTTTCGCCAACCTTCATCCCATTAACAGCTGCGTCAAATCCAGGGATCATCTGCCCTGCACCCACAGTAAACTCAATGGCCTCGCCACGGTCATACGAACTATCAAAAACAGTTCCGTCCTCGAAGGTTCCCTTGTAGTGAACATGCACTGCACGACCTTCCTTTGCTATTGTCTTCTTACCCATTTTATGTACTCCTTTTAATTGTTTTGGTTAAGATCTTTTTTTCTCTTCATTTTTTTCTTGAGGTATTTTCCAACCTCTGATTCTAGTTCAACCTCCTCCAATCCCTCCTCTTCTGGAGGTTCCCATATGTCCCACTCTACATTATCCATATTATCCTTTCCGTAGATGTAAGTCAAGTGATTTTCGAAATCTTTTGCCTTACAGTCAAAAGTCGAAGTCCTATCTTCGATATGATTATTCTTGAGAATATATACTGTCGCTTCAATCATCCAACAATCCTTATAACTGGTCTTAATTCGGAAGAGAACCCCTTCTCTTCATAGTATTCTAAATCCATCTCATTCAACTTCTTAAAGACCGCGCTCAACTTATCAGAAGAATTGGGTCCAAAAACTACACTCGACGGGAATGAAACAAAGTTTAAAAACTCATCCAGTTCCCTCTCAATGTTGGTTGTGGATATACCTCGCATGTCCAGGGTTCTGTATCTTTTCTGTGTTCTTCTATATTTCTTGTTCTCAGCATATTTGATTCTCATATTACCACAGTCAATCATTTGCCAAAACTGCGCCTTCTTGATTCTATTTACTCTGTCCCTAAACAAGTAAAACCAATACGCCCTAGTCTCTTTGATCAACAGCCCTGTACCAATATCTGTCATGATCATGTCGCCTGGTTTTACATTGTACCTCTCTTCTATCAATCTCTCGTTCTCCAGAACAGATAAACCTGAAGGACAAACAAGGCCACTATCGCGAGAATATACCATTGCCTGTTCTCCATCGTTATGACACCATACCAATCGTTTACTTCCATAACATTCATTCTCTCACCAAACTTAAATCCCCAGACCACACCCAAAGTCTCTGCTCACCGAAGAGCACTAGAAGTTTGCCCACCTCATTTGGCTCCTTGAGTATTATACCATGCTTCACCTTGGGGGATAACAAGGGATCATGGTGCCAGTGAGTATATTTTACCAAATCTCCGACTCTCAATTATTTGTCAACACCAAACCTTGTCTTGTACCACAACCTCTCATGAGTATAGTATAGGACCGTCTTGGTCAAAATCTCTATGCCACTAAACATTGCTGCATAGTCAATGCTACCAGTCATTATCCACGATAATATGAACGTGTCCAGTGTTCCTACAATTCTCCACGTTAGCGCCTTAGCGACGTGTCTCTTCTTTTGTACCACTATTACCTCTCCTTTGTTTGTTATTGTTTATATACTATACCAGATATGTTTTATGAAGTCAATCTTTTTTTTATGTTATGGTAGGGGGCGTCCAATATAATTATTCCAGGCATATCTCTTTCTCTTTTCGAGATAATCTTCCTCGTCTTCGCAGTCATATGATTCTCTTTCGAATGGAATGTCATAATACGCCTTCCTGCCGTTGCCGTGTCTCAAGTATCCCTTCATCCAGTACCATCCGTAAAGAATTAGAAATCCGACAAAAAAGCACTCGATTTGCTGCTGAAAATGGATACACTCGTGGCGCCTGGTTGTTTCGCCTACTTCTCCGCGACACCAGACAAAAATACCAAGATTAATCGCTCCGATCTCAATTGGAGCAATCTTGCTCAACCAAACTGGGACTCTACTATTCTCTATGAAAATAGGCGTTAATGATTTCAGCATCAGTCTTACCTCCGTCGTAAACCCACAACCATTTTTTGTAGAGCCAACCTTGACCGTTTTCAGACCTCCTTAGATTAGTAAAATATGATTCATACTTAACTCCTGGGACCATCCGTACAAGGGCCTTATCGCTATAACCGTCTCCTCTTTGCTCTATCCTAAGAAGTAAACCGATCCACTCGTGTCTTGGAAAAATATAGTGATGAACAAGGTCCCCCACTTTCGGTTCTTTTCTACTGGTTCGTACCACATAAGTAACTAGTATTTACAAGAACATTCTGTCTGCTGATATTCAATTTGCCTATCGTAATCCCTATACCAAAACACTACCGCAGTCAATATTAGAGACCAAAGTATTAAGGAAGTTTGTTCAAGAACTTTAGGCGATAGTTTGATAGTTAGTCACCTCCACGACTTTCGAAAGGTCATACTTATACTTAGCAGCAACGTTTGGTCTGCTCCTACTTTCCGCTTCTTGGATTAGGAACTTGAGCCTCTTAAACAACAACTCACAGTTTATATAAAACTGAAAGGCTTTGACCAACACACTAACACCCGTGAAACTCATGGAGGTAGTATTTTCACTGAAACAAGTTCTGTCCTTCATATCGTTTCTGAACTCAATCTTCATCATTGTCTTAGACTTTAATGAGAGTTCCCTTCCAGCTGAATGATCTACTTGAAAATATAAATCACTCAACCCTATTGTGTCCAAAGACTTATAAGTTTCACCAAAGTGATTGACCAATGCATTAAATCCAGCGTCGACGAGACCAACTCCGTTACCAGAAAATTCTCTCTCTTCCGAATTGTACTGCATCTTCAATGTAATGTCTGTTTGGTTCCTTTCTTCATATAAATTAAGTGATAGTAGTTTTAACTCTACCCTCTCTTTAAGATATTCCACGAAATACTTCAAGATAAGATCTCTGTTCATACTGTTGTCTTTTCAAATCCCTGTGAAACTTTAAAAATTTTGCGAACGCCTTTTGTTTGTTTGATCATTCTGAGGATCTTTAATTTTGCATCCTCTGGTGATCTGATCATTCCTGGTAGACTAGGTATGAACTTTACCTTCAACCCTGCTATGTAATCTGTTTCTGATATTTTCTGATTCTTTACCATGATGGTTACAACGGTGATACTAGGGATTGCTCGAATATCGGCAACGATGTCCTCCAACCCTCTATATCCTCTCTCACCGCCAGATTCGGACTTGTATCCTAACATCATATAGAACTGGTAAACGCCCGTCTGTCGGGAGCGATCCTGCCTTTCTTGGATGAGCGAGTCAAAATAATCTTGAACTTCTTTCATAAATAATACCTTACATTAAATAGTCAAAGGTGGAAGTAAAAGAGGGGCAAAAGCCCCTCTTATGTATTTAGTCAATCTTGATTGACAGTGGTTGTACCTCTGGGCGCTGCGGAACTCTAACTGAAAGCAAACCGTTCTCAAACTGCGCTTGTGCTGCAGCAAGATCAAGGTTGTCGTCATAGTTAACGTACGTTTTCGTGAAGTTCCTACGGGCAATGCGTTGGCGCTTCTCGTTGTTCTCGTCTACCTGACCAGTTATAGTGATTGACCGCTTATCAGTCTGAATGTCAATAGTGAGTTCTTTCTTCTTGAACCCTGCTAGGGCAAACTCCAGAATTGTAGAACCATCGTCGTCTCGATAAATGTCGGCAACGGGATAGCCCTTTGTTGTGTGCTTAATCGCACCATCCATAAAGTGTTGATCACTAAACAGATTATCTAAAACTTCACTTAAGTACTTGTGACCCAGAAGTCCTGGTCTATGTATTGCTATGTTGTTCATGTTATTTCCTCCTTATTAAGCAAGTTACATTTTATGATCAAGTCCCGAAGCAACTCAATCATACCTATATTATAAGCACTGCCCAATAGAATGTCAATAGTAAAGTTGAATAAAAATTATTAAAACCGCTAGTCCGAAACAGACCATAGTCTTGGGCGTGAGCATCGACTCTCCCAATAGAAACCAAGTCAGTATAGGAAATATGATCAGTCCTGCCGAAGACCCTATAAATCTTGCTGTCCATGCTGAACCAGTCTCATCGACAATAAACTTCCAAGAATACCAAAAAGCAAGTGAACACGGCACACCCAACACAAATGCTGCAGTGATTGGTTTGTCTTTCCACCAGTCAGAGATATATTGAGAATTTAATTGAAACCACCCTACGATCTGGCCAACGAAAACCAGTACGATACCTAACGACATCTTCATCAGTGTACTTCCAGACTCAGCGATGCATCTTTTAAAAGTTTCTTAGACTCAGATAATGCCAACAAACATTTCCAAATGTTTGCTATCTCTTCTTCTAGAAGTTCAAGTTCTCCATTTTCGTTCAACTCAACAACCTCTATCAGTTCATCCAGGAAATTTCTAAATATAAAAGCGTTGACGCAGATCTTGTTTAACTCCTGATAAACAGTCTCTGAGACGTTCATGTCCTCACAATGTGCTGCTCTCAAAAGTTCCTTACTGAAGCTCAAACACTCAACAGTCCATTTGCGCCATTCTTCCAGAGAATCAGGTTTGAACTTCAGTTTGATATCACTATCTCCCGCTGACAAAACCCTTACCCCAAAAATGTTTGCTGTTTCTTTCTTCTGTTATAAGCAATACACTGATAAACATATCTTCTTGCTTTCTAATCACCTTAGCACTGTGAAGTTCTAGACTTCCATACTTTGGTTTCCTAATTCTTCTCTGAAACTTTCTTCTTGGGGGAGGGGCATTTAGAAATTCTATACACCCGTCTATTAAATCTTCATCGGTAACCGAAGGCGGGATGGAGTCCTCGACCCTAATCCTCGCAGCAATTACCCACTTCTTCGATGCGAACCCTGGTACATTCCAAAACATACTTCCATGGTATCTACCGAATTTAGTCTTGCCTTTTGCAAACTTCCTAATACCTTCATGTTCATAAATCGGTTCTAAATCACAACTAATCACTTAATTCGCCTTTCAGGTCATCACAACCACCAACTAATTTAACTATACCAGTTTCTCCGTCGATGCGCAAGACAATTGGTACCGTGCGGTGGTCATAAAACTTCTTCGCTTCTTCTAGGAACTCTCGATCGTCCTCTAGGTCAAAAAAATCATATTCTATACCAGCAAAATCCAGGAGATGCACAGCCTCTATACAGTACGGACAAGAGGATCGCCCATAAACTAAATAACTTGTCCCCCTAGCCATTGAGAAGTCTCCTGGTGTCCTTCATAGACTTCAATACCTGTGCGTATTCTCCCAGGACTGTAATTCTTGCTACAGATGATCCCATAGAATATACAACTTCTGTAAACTTAAGGTCGTCTGCGGTGTTACCATTAACTTCCTGGATGTTCTGATGAGAAGGACTCACCGAGATAATAGAGTTTGTATTAATCGACATTGGTGTTGTGCTGAACACGTCCCTAACCAATCCATTATTAAATGCAGAATCTCTCGACAGTACATCAAGCGTTATCATCATCGCTAGGTGCCTCCCTTTTTGGTTCCACAAACATGGCTTTCATGAACCCACTCAAGATAGACTCACAATCAGCGTACGATTCGGAAAGGTCCGCAGATAACTGCCTCATTCTACCCAGGTCGTTCAGGGACTTAACTCCCAGATCACCTGCGTGGATTTCCTGCGTTATCTCTTTGATTTGTGATATCAAATCTTCGTTCTTTTTCACAATTTCTTTAATCTTATTTGGTATTTCTTCCAAATCGATCGTATAAGATACTTTTACCTTCATTATTTCTCCGTGTTATTACAAAACTTTAATAAGCAATGCACTTGCAAGACCCACGACGGCCGTAAACAAAGTCCAGATAACCTTGGAAGATGTATCTCTCCAGGACTCAAGCGCCCTGATGCGTGCGTAGAGTCCCTCATCTGGGTTGTATACGGCTTCTTTGATCTTGCCGACATTCTCCATCATCTCATCCTGTCGATCCTTAACTGTCTCAATTGCTAAACATAACTTATCTAGTTTTCTAGTCAACTCTAACACCAAGTTCCTATCAAGATCTTCTGACATTTATTAACCCTCCTGGACTTCATCCACACAATAACTAGTTGCGACAAGGGCAATCAATCTTCTATAATTGCAAAATTTGTTGTTAACAATGTCCCAGCTGCCGAGACAGCATTAATCAAAGCATTCTTTGTAACTTTTGCTGGATCAATGATTCCTGCCTCATACATATCTACCACATCTCCCGTTAGAAAGTTAAACCCAATGTTCTCTTTTTCCTTCTTTATGAGATTACTAATCTGATCGTAGTCATACCCTGCATTGTCGGCCATCGTTGCTATCGGAGATTGCAAAACGTTCAAGAATATGTCTGCTGCAAATGATTGCTCTTTTGTGAGATCCAGGACCTTAACGTCCTTCTCAATCGTGTTTGACAACCTATATAGTGTCAACCCTCCACCTGGCACAACACCGTCTTGTTGGGCAGATCTGACCGCTTCTAGGGCATCTTCTATGCGATGCTTCTTCTCGGTCATCTCAATCTCCGTTGCGGCGCCGACCCTAATAACAGCGACACCACTGGACAACCTCGTGATCCTGTCTTGGATGGACTCAGCGTCATGAAGAGATTCTGCTTCTTTAACCTGAACCTTGAGGTCCTCAACCCTAGACAGAAGGTCAACATAATCACCACCGCCACCAACGATAATCGTTCCATACTTGGAGATCTCTACAGTTTGGCATGTCCCCAAATCATTGATAGTAACCCCCTTGAGGTCATCGCCTAGCATAGTTCTAAAGTACTTGGCGCCTGTGGCGACGGCAAGGTCCTCCATTACTGCTCGACGTTCTTCACCGTACTTGGGAGATTTTACAGCAGCAACCTTCATTGATCCCCTGACAGAGTTCATAATTAGTGCTGATAGGGCCTGACCTTCAAGGTCATCACACACAAATACTATCGGTTTTTGTTCTCTTGCGGCAATTTCCAATACTGGTAAAATAGATTGAATTTGGTCAACCTGTGCGTCACACAAGAAAAGTAAAGCATTCTCATATCTACAAACATTTCTTCTTTCATCCGTTACAAAATAGTTAGATAAGTAGCCTGATTGAAACCTAAAACCCTCAACTAAATCAAGAGTTGTTTCAGTGGATCTCCCGTCCTCAATTGTGACCGATCCACCCTTACCAACCTTGTCCACTGCAGTGGCAATAAGATCACCGATTACCTGGTCATTATTAGCAGAAATCTTAGCAACAAAAGCTACATCATCTGTGCTAGAAATTGGTCTAGACGCTTCAGTAATCTTGTTGCAAACAAGTTCACAAACCTTGTCCAACCCTCGCTTCACCTCAACTGGACTTAACCCTTTTTCAATTAATTCCAGGGACTTAGAGAAAATCGCTCTCGCTAAGATGGTTGATGTAGTTGTGCCGTCTCCTGCGTCCGAGTTTGTCTTTTCAGATGCCTGCTTGACAATCTCAACTGCTGCATTCTGGAACGGATCTTCGAGATTGACAAACCTCGCAACAGTAACTCCATCCTTTGTAATGATTGGTCTTCCATCTTTCTTCCTTAAAATAACATTACGACCCTTCGGTCCATATGTTGATGCTACATTATCGGCAAGTTTATTGACCCCCTCAAGCAACTGCTTGTGAAGTTCCTTACCATCAGAATATTGTTTCATTTCACCTCACTTTGTATGGTTATATTATAATCAAGTATACACTAGATGTCAAGTGGTTTGTTAGATTTTTTCGGCAGCGGCCTTTGTTTTGACAGTCTTCTTTATTGTCTTGGATTTTTGAGCGGACGTCTCTTTCTTTCCTTGGATCGATGCGTCAGTCTTAAACCTCTCCGCAGCAGTAACGAGTTCCTGCAGCGTTGAAAAGAGATTCTTAAATTTTGAATCAAGTGCTTGAAAGAGTTTTTCTGTATAATCAACAGCATTCGATAAGTCCAATGTTCCTATGTCCTTAAATTCATATATTGAATCCTTTAGTTCGTCGGGTTTTAACACAAACGTGCCGCCCTTGACCAACCGATTCTTCTTGTTTCGGGACAATGAAGATTCCATCTTGTTATATGCATCTATATTTATGACAAATCTATAGAACCTAATCTTCTGGTCTTCTGGGAACTTTTCGCCAACAATGTAGGTCAAATATCCATCCGACTGGAGATGTGTACGCAAGTTCTTGTAAGATCCTTGTACATTCGATCCTGGTTTGATAAATTTAAGTGACACGGGCATTCCTGGGAAGTCCACATCGGCCAAGTTAGTCGCAGTGCTCTGGATTACCTTACCACCGAAGATCTCAGCCAGAAGGTGCTCAAACTGATACCCTTTGGCTGATTGATTTGGTGCGGACAACAGATTGTGCAAAGTGCGTAAGACATCAACCTTAGCGATAGATGCTACATGATCGTTGATATCTATCTCTTCAGTTAAGAACTGGTTCATTCGCTGAATAAAACTACTCAACTCTGCAATGCTTCCAGGAACAACGTTTGCGACAGCTGTCTGAAGTCTTTTTAAACTTTCTGGTTTGGTTGCGTCTGATGCATCATTCATCCAGTTGAAGTCCATAACAATTGGTTGATACTCTATTGTTGCTGGTTCTTCCTTGTTCTCCGAAATAGGTTTTCCAACTTTGGCGAACAACTCAACTAAAAGATCTAAATCACTCATAGATAATCATCTGCGATCCCGTATTTGATCGCTTCCTCTGCAGATAAATAGGCATCAACGTTGTTTAAAAGTAACTTTTTAATCTTGTTCCTGGTTAGTTTCGTACATGAACAGAGGTAATCAAAATACATGTTTTGTAACTCTTTGGTTTCCTTCATCTCATTCTCAATATTGGGAAACGAACCGTGATGTCCACTAATGACACTATGAAGCATCACTCTGCAGTTCTTGCCGATCTTTCTTCGCCCCTTTGTACCGCTGGCAAGGATCAATACCCCTGCTGACATTACTTTACCGATACCAATCGTTTCGATGTCACAATCTTGCTTGATTGTACTCATAATATCAATGATAGAAAACATATCAGATACAATACCTCCATGAGTGGAGATGTACAACTTGAAAGGCTTCTTCACCTCAACCATACTACCATCTTCAATCTCCACAACCGATGTCTTGGTGTGATCAAAGTAAAGCATTGCCTGGACAACCTCGGCCGCCATTCGTTCTGAGATGTCCCCATAACAATTGATTGCTCGTATATCGTCCTTATCGTCCTTACCTGCAATGTTATTGACGATGTATATCGGTTGCTTTCCAGAATCAATGATTTCATCGGCAAAATCATTTGCCAATTCTTCAAGGGTCTCTTCTTTCTTCTTTTTCTTCTTTTTGGAAGATTTTCTCGGCACTACGAATTCTCCAAAACTATTGTTTATCAATCCCTCTGGTGCTTCGACCTTCTTAGATAACTTTCTTGGCATTGTAAACTCTCTCCTTGTTTGTTGGCGTTTTTTCGACAATTCTGAACGGGAAAGTTCTTAAGAACGACTTCCACTTATTATCATTCTGAAACTCTCTTTGCAAAATAAGGATCGATTCCTTTCGCTTTGGACTAAATCCCGTAGAACATTCATTCCACTCACCCAACTCCCTTAACAAAGTCTTGACCTTTCGACCATCCTTATATCTTAATTGTATTCTACATACGACGGTCTTGTCGTCGTTCCTAACTTCTCTCCAAGCAACGATATCCATGCTCACTCCTACTGTTTAAAATCTTTAAAATCTGTTTCCTGAAAGTACTTTATATAACTCTTTGGTGCACCTCTCAATATAATCGCTGTGCATACAAGATCCCACTTCCGTACGACCTCTTCTTCATTCGCACAAAGTTTTGAGATCTCTTCTTTTGAAAGTCCCGATTCTTCAAGATGTCCTTTCTTCATCTCGAATGCAATCCTAAGTTGTTCTTTGAAATCTTGTGAAATCAACAGGAACTGTGCCATGATCTTCACAATCATGTCTCGCTGTTCCTTTGCGTGCATAAACCTGGAGAGTGCTCTTGTGAGCACTGCTCCAGTTACGAACCAAAATAATGAATAGGTTATTTCCATGGTCTTATAGTACCAAGTCCTTATGGTGGGGTCAAGTCAAAAATCAGATTACTTGCTTTTTTTAACAAGTGATTCAGAGATTCGCTTTGCAACTCTGCTTGCGATGCGCTCTGCGATCTCTTCGAGTTCTTCCTGATCTACTTCCTGAAGTGGTGCCTCTTCGTCGTCGAGTGGTTCCTCTTCAGCTGCTGGTTCATCAAGAGCAGGCTCTTCTTCATCGCCCAATCCCTCTTCAGCGCCACCTACTGCAGACAAAATCTGGTCGAGAATATCGCGAGCAGTCTGTAAAGAAGCAACATCACCTTCTGGGATATCAACCTCAACATCCTGTCCTTCTTCTGGACCTTCTTCAGCACCTAAATCGTCTTCGAGTCCTGGATCTTCTGGTGCTGGTTCTTCAGCAGCCATATCATCCTCAGCTGCATAGTCTAGTCCACCCTCTTCAACGGTCTCTTCCTCTAGTTCTTCCGTTGCCTCTTCGATCTCTTCTTCAACGGTCTCTTCCTCTAGTTCTTCCGTTGCCTCTTCGATCTCTTCTTCCTCACCAAAGACAAATGCCTTTTCGTGAATTGGTTTAAGTCCTGCTAGTTTCCAGAACCTCTTGGTTGTTGCCTCGTTTAAGAGTGCTTTCTTGTTTTCATTTGACATGTCATTCTCCTTATGAAAATAGTGTTTTTTGTTAACATTAATAAATAGAGTCGAAACTTACAAAAAGGAGATTAAAATTCATCCTTCAAATCCTCCAGTAAATCCTGCGTCTCTTTCTTGTTAGATAGTTTCCTTAGTGCATTAATTTCTATCTGCCTCACCTTTAAATAGTTTATCTGCAGTCGTTCTGCACACTCATGCAGAGTCAAACCCTTGTCGGATCCGTCCTTGCCCTTTTCTTCTATCGAAATCAAACAACAGTTGTTCTCCTGTTCGTAGTCTATCCATTGTCTGCAGTCGGTGTTGGGGCATCCAATCTCCGATAGCTTGCATTTCTTGGCGCATTCTGGTAAACAACTCATTCGGCGTCATCTTCTCCTCTTTCAATCAAATCAAAGACAAAGTCAATATCCTGATCGGTGATTCCCAGATCTCGCAGGGTTTGATTGCCTTGTTCAATGTCTTTGTTTTGTCTCTCAATTTTCTTTTTTCCAATTTTGTTCTTCTCCTGTTTTACTTTTGTAATGTACATCAAAATGTTTGGATCATTGTTGATGTACCCTGTAACCATAGACTTAAAGAAGTCGACCTGACTTATGCCATCCCTCCTTAACTTAAGTCTCAACTCCGCATGCCTCTTGTCTGTGTCTGCGAAAGTTATCTTTTTTTCTTCCTGTCCGTACCTATAATAACCCACGATATAACCCACACGCTCTCCTGACATGCTCCTGGTCAGGGTTTTGACAGATTGTTTCGCTTATCGCAAAGCACATAGCCGTTCCCGTATAGTCCCTCAAAGTACAATTCGCGTTGCACTCCGATAGATGCCATACGGAAGACGGGTTGTAACAAACCTGTATACCGAGAGATCTAGTAACTGGTTCCTCTACTGTGGAATTGTCACCACAACCAAGTACCACTATCAACAACAAATATCTCAATCGAAATACCTCTCCCTAATGTATCGAATAAAGTCTTGCAAACAAAAGAGCGTAGCAACTATTGCCGCGAAGATCAGCGAAGTACCTATTGCGGTAGCTACCAGATCCCAATTATGTTCGATCGTACAAACTTCGTCCACACTAGTTCCTCCTAAGTATATGTGTACTGCTCTCTATCTGAGAAGCATTCGACTGAATAATAAACTCTGCCTTGGCCTGAAGTTGGGTTATGTTCCTTGCTCCAGAGTACGAAAGACCTGATCTTACATTCTGCGTTAAACTTTCAACTATCCCCACAACCGACCCCTTATATGGAATCGTAGTGGAAATACCCTCAAGAGACCTGGCAGATCCGCGCCAATCCTGCTGTGCTTCCACTGATGCCATTCCCCTATAGACCTTATATTTACTACCATCAGTACTCTGAAAGGTCTCTCCAGGACTTTCGTCTGTGCCAGCTAACATTGACCCCAGCATCACAAAGTCTGCTCCTGCAGCAAGAGCCTTGACTATATCGCCTGCAGTCTTTATGCCGCCGTCAGCAATAATCACTGCGCCGTCCTCATAACTACAAGTCAACACCGATTCAAAAGTTGGGACACCATGACCAGTCTGGACCCTGGTTGAGCAGATTGATCCACCACCAATTCCAATCCTTACTGCATCTGCGCCCCACTCCGAGAGGGCAACGTATGCCTTCGGTGTGGCGACGTTACCAGCGATGACATTAACTTCCTCACCATACTTATCTTTAATTGTTTTCAGGGCCCTCTCAACCAAAACGTGATGTCCGTGGGCGACGTCTAAACAGAAAGTCGAAACACCCACATCATTAAGAGACTTGACCCTATCCATGAAATCACCAGAAACACCAATGGCGGCGGCCGCGTTAGAAGGGGTCATCTGAATTTGCTCTTCTTTAGTGCAATATCTGTGTGTTATTGCAAGGGCGCCCAACTCTCCAAAGGTGCTTGCCATTCGCAACCCAGTTACCGTATCCATCGGACTTGATATGATTGGCAAGTAATACGTCCTATTCCCCAGCTGGCGGGTGAGGTCAATTTCCGATCTCGACTCCACGTCGCTAAATTGAGGCACTAATAAAACGTCATCAAAACTATGTGTTTGTCTTTTCATTTAATTCTTTTCCTATCTCATCAAGGAGATTCGTTGCCTTGGACCAGCAATCTGGACAATAAAGGTTTACTCGACCCTCTTTCTCCCTGACCACAACATTCCACGTTCTTACTTGTTCTTTATTCATCCTATCATAGGGAGCGAGACAAGTCAAGCAATGATCTGGTAATTTGTCAAATAATCCAACTTTCACTTGCATATCTTTTTCTGCTTGCTTCTTTCTCGCTCTCTTTAGTTTTCTTGTAGCACTCATACGCCCGTAGACCCGAAACCGCCACCACCTCTTGATGTCTTACTTCCATAGACACTATCCTCCTCGATCTCCCATAGTTCTGGTTTTTCAATTCTCACAAAAACTCCCTGGGCGATTTTTTGACCAGGTTCGATATATTGAATGTCCTTACCTATGTTCTGGAGGTTTACGAAGATCTCTCCATCATACCCTTCGTCCACGACGCAAGCACCCGTGATCAACTGTGTCTTTGTAGCGATGCCCGACTTGTTCATGATCTGAAGCATACACCCTGGTGGTACCTCCACCTTCACGCCAGTCTCCAACAGACAACTCTTACCTGGTTTCAATCGTTGTATTGCATTGTCCATTGGACAGAAGAAGAAGTCCATTCCTGCGTCAGTCTTGTGTGCGCGCACTGGAACCTGTGCCGTTGGTCTTGTCTTGTAAACTCTAACAAATTCTTTCATCTCAAAATCTCCTCAGATGGTCCTACCACCACTCTCTTCAACCCCTCATCCCTTCTGATGCTGAACGCTATGGATCTAGCATAACGAGGTTTACTGGGGTCCATATCATTTATCAAATATCTTGCGCCGCGTTCAATGCCCATGATCAACTTATCCCACGGGACATCATTCAACAACAACTCCTTTACTGTATGGTTTCTGTATTCTTCAGGTCTTGCAGTAGTGAAGATAATCATGCACCCTTCCCTCTTCCAAGTCTTTAATTTTTCCAACGCGCCAGGTGTAAGTTCTGGTTTTGTCGTCTTCAGTTCTTCAAACTTACGATATTTAAAGATGGTGCCATCAATATCACAAAATATAGTTCTCTTCTTTTCTGTCATGCTTCGCAGGTGCCTCCACTCAAGTCCCTCTCCTCTAAGAGTGTATAAGTAAATTTGTTTCCATACTTATCAGATGCGTCCTCGCATGTCTCCATAAACTCTGCAAAGTCCACACTACTTTGGAACACTTGACAACCTGCTGATACACCGCCAGTGTTAACTCGTGCATCCGAACCACGGTGCTTATGAATGTTAATACCGTACCAACCCTCGTCTTCTGGTCCGTGATAGTCTGGAGTTGTATCTCTGTTGTTGTCTCTCCATACGCTCACCTTACCGCCTCTTTGACATAGTGCGGTATGCCCCTTTTGACTATTACCATGCCAGTCGATCTTGTAAGTGCTCCTGTATTGCCCAGGAACCAAAATTGCAGTACCCTTGTGCGCTACTGCCTTTAATGGCCATCTCAAAATAGAAGTACCTGGTTCGGTAGTTACTGGGTATACATCCGCCACCCACTCTCCGTCCACTTTATAGATAACGTTAATTGAGTCATCAAACTTTGATGCGTCACCAGAGTCGTTACGAACTCCAATGATGTTCAAGTTGAGGTCTCCGTTCTCAAAAAATGCATAACCTTTACTGGTTAATGCCTGTTTGTATTGGTCTGCCATCATCTTGGCAGCGAATCCTGTTAATTTAGCCATTGTGTTTCCTCCTATGCTAACATTCTAAAAGTTTTTCTAACTGATCTAGTGCTGAAACCCCACTGTGCATCCCAGTGAAGGCGTGCCATGTAGGGTCTGTTCACATAAACCTTATCCTTGTTTGGGTCGACACCCCAACACTTGATTGTATTCTCCTCAGAGTTGGAATCGATCACCTTAACTACATAAAACAATTTACCATTTTTTGTTTTCTTTTGCAAGACTTCTCTTGGAATAAACCAACAAACCTGGAGTTCCGCATCGAACTCTGAAATGGGTGGTATCATCAACTCGTCTATCTTGCTCTGCAGCTGCTCATTCATGACCGTGCTCATGGGAAAGATCCCAACTAGATCCACTAGATACTGTAACTTCTCCTCATCTGTGAAGTCCCCCTCTGGTTCAAACTTCTCAATGTTGTCTTCTAGGTTTTTCTCTTTGCGTGGGCGCTCAACTGCAACTGCAGACCAGAAGTGTTTCATTCCCGAAAACCTCTCATCCATCAAACAGTTCAGTGCCTGACTCAAACAGAGTGCAGAGACCGCCTTCTTGTTTAATTTTGAATAGATAATATTATCATTGAACAGGAACTCCTCAATCTTATTGAAGGGTCTGTTGTCTATTATCTGCTGAATAGCGGTCATACCCAATCCCTTTATGGAAGAGAGTGGTTGAATCAATGTCTTGCCATCTTCACTGATCTCCCACCTGACACCAGAAGTATTCACATTAAGTGGTTCAATCTTATACCCATAAGATTTTGCAACGTTGATTGCGCGCTCCTTGCGCTTATCAGGTTCCTTGTCCAAGAAGGCAGCTAACCAGCACTCTGGATAATAATTAAGAAGATAAGCACATTGAAAAGAAAGCACGCAATAGGAGACAGCATGAGATTTATTAAAACCGTAACCAGAAAAATACTTGAACTTGTCCCACAACTCCTTCGCTTCATGTTGTTTCATTCCTTTCTCTAGGCAACCTCGCCTAAACTTATCGTAGATCTTATCCATCTCTACCTGTGGGGCGCCTGTACCTTTCTTTGTGAGCAACTTGCGCAACTTATTACCCTCATCGAGTGACAAGTTCTTGCCCAATTTGTGAGCAAGCATAGCAATCTGCTCCTGAAAAATCAGGAACCCATAGGTCTCTTCGGTGACATCTCTTACATATTGATTGAGATACTCTACCTCTTCAGGATTTTCTTTAGCGCCGATGTACATCTTATCCACACCCGCAGACAGCGGTCCAGGGCGATAAATAGAAGTAATGGCGGCAAGGTCCGTAATATTATTCGGGCGACCATTCTTGCAGAAGTCCTGTGCCCCATTCTCTGTAAATTGGAATATTCCTGCCCATTTTCCCTCATGAAAGACATTCTTCCAAACCTCCTCGTCATCCAAATTAATCTTCTCTGGATGTAACTTAGTTTCATAGAAAGTCTTAATGTCCTCAAACGTAGGATCACTAACACCCTCATACCTAACTAGTATATGCCTGATTGCATCTTCAATCATACGCAACGAGGCGAGACCCAAGATATCAAACTTGATAAACCCCATCGTCTCTAGGTGTCGAACGTTTTGACCTTCTGACCATGGTGTTTGTCGAACACCTCCAGAGTTAATGAGTGGCATCCATTCATTTAAATTCTCTCCAATCACCACACCTCCAGCATGACGAGATGCTGATCGAGTCTGACCATACAATGCATTAACATGTGTCTCAACTTCTGGATATTTATTTAAAAACTTTTGTAGCGACTCTGAGTATTGCATAAGTTCTTCAAAGGTTGGACTGTAAACACCCGCAGTGATACCATGTGCCTTCTTCGCAAGAGGAGTTGCCTCGTAAACCATCTTGTTGGTTACCGCATTCACTTCAGCAAATGGAATCTTATAAAACTTCGAGATATCTTTTACAAGTGATCGCAGCTGCAATGTGTTCCAGTTTGTGATAGGAACAACAACATCGTCACCCCATTCATCAATTAGGTGTTCTTTGAGTACCATAGGGTCAGAAACATCATAGTCGATATCAGGATATCCAGACCCACCTTTTGTTAAAAAACGCTCGAATTGTAGTCCGTAACGGATCGGATCTATCTGTGTGATACCCAAGGCATAAGCGACCAGAGAACCCGCAGCAGAACCTCTTCCTGCGCCTGTAAGTTGCATCCTCGTCGCTTCTTCTGCTATCTTCTTCATCGTCAAGAAGTATTTGCTAAAACCCCTGTCTTCAATTACGTTGACCTCATACTTGAGGCGTTCAATATACTCTGTCTTGTCAGCAAATCCCTTCTCCTTTGCTCCTGCGATACACAGTACTGCGAGCGCCTGGCCAGCTGACTTTCCATCGGGAACAACAAAGTCTGGGAGTCTTACTGTGTTATCTGGTAAGAAGGATTCAATCATGTTGTAAGCAATATCGTGTGTCTTGGTGATGGAGTTCAGAACCAAGTTGTCGTTATACTCCACCCCACACTCTTCGGAATACTTCTTATAACTCTCCCACATTTGGTCGCCATTCTTAGGATACAACTCGTACCCTATCTCCTCAACATCGATTGGTAATTCTTCACTCAACCACTCTACCTTACGACCTAGAAATCCCAACCTCTTATATAACTCTCTGTCTTTCCACGCTTCTGGGGAATAGTAATGAGAGTCTGCTGTGGAGATCAGATCAATGCCAAACTCATAATGCATCTGGATGATGAATTGATTTAACTTATGTTGTTCTGGGATATTATTCCACTGCAATTCTCCATACCACCTGTCACCAAAGATAGACTGCATCTTTTGCGTTGTCTTGCGCATAGCATCCAGTACTGCGTCTTCCCCCTCATCTCTGTTTTGCCAGAAGTCCCCAGCATAAATCCCACCAAGACAGGCAGATGCTGCAATGACACCCTCGCTATGCTTCTTTAGCATGGCATAGTCAATTCTAGGAAATCGATAAAAATAATCCCCCGAATAAGATTTGGAAATCATCTTATAAATATTCTGAAGTCCTGTCTGATTTTGTGCCAACAAGATCATATGACTCCTCCTATTAAGGATGGACTTCATCTTCTTCTTGGATGCTTCATTCTCGACAGTGGCGCCTGACTGCGTGGACTCAAGAGACTTTTTATTCTTTGCCTCTTGTCTTGCTTTTTCGTAATCCTCTTTCCAATTTGCAACACTTGGCACGAAATATGCTTCACAACCGAATATTGGTTTGAACTCCTTTCCTTCGGACATCATCTTCTTCGCGTGAATGACCTGGTAAGCAAGACCGTTTGCATTACCGTGATCCGTAAGAGCAAGGGCATCCATGCCGTTATCGTAGGCATAATCCATGTGCTGCTGGGGGTATCCGAGTGCGTCGAATATTGACCCAGCTACTGAGTGGGCATGTAGTCCCACAAATGGTATCTCTGGTTGCTTTCTCATCTGTTTCCTTTCATTTTAATTGCCGCGCTGAAACAGTATCTCCAATCTGTTCCAATTTTGAGGGGATCTCTCATCATATCCTGATAGCCCTCCCACGACGAAATATCTTTATATGTATCTAGTTCAATTGAGCAACTGTTGTCACTCATTATATCATCACCAAAAACTAAGTCAAGTGTATAATCACTTTTTACATCGATTCTTTTAAATAAGTAAGAGCAGTGCTTAAATTGTCTTACACTAAAACTAAACCCCATATGATGTCCAGTTAAGGCGCTTTCCCCATTGTGTGTATAAAAGAAAGATTCATTTTGCTTGATCAACCCCCTAGCCTCTATGTTCCTTGGGTCATACACTCCGTAGGGCATGGACACGTAGTATCTATATGGCACTATCCATTTAGATATCTTGTCACTGATCGTGAAACTTGCATTAACACCTTCCATAACTGAAACACCAATCCCATCTTTGTTCATGTTCTTGTATGATATCGGTACATAAAATATTGGTACCGATGTCCTGTTCTCCTGGGGGAAGTTAGCAAACTTTGCTCTCTCATGTTGAGCAAGATTGAGAACAAAATCCCCGCAAACACTTTTAAGGAGTGGTGCAATAGACTCATCACAAACTACCCATATGGTCTTGCACCCAACATACGAACACTCTACAATACTTCTCTGTATAGCATAAAAGTTATTTGCAATCGGCAACATGCCTGGGTGGAGTACTAAATCTATATCAGAATCAACCTTCGATACTGGAATGATGCCTGCTATATGCTTCGATAATGTTGCTTCGTTTCTTTCTGTCATAAAACTTTATCTTCTTGGTACTCTTATACACTGTCTCCTCCATTGAGACAACCATTCTTTCCATTACTTCCAATTTGGGCTTCCTTCTTACTGTGCCACCCTTGTGGATTAAAGGTCTGTGTACTCCTCCCTGTTCCATTAACAACTTCTGAGTAATGAACCTAACCATTGTATCAGAATAATCAAAGTCTGTCAACTGTTCTTTCGTTAAGAAAGATACAGAGAAAATCTCTTTCTTTCCCGTGGACTCGATCCTCGAAATAAAACTGCCATTTGGAAAAACGGGAACTAAATTAGATGCATCACAAAATTTCAACCTCATAAAATCGATAATTTTATAAGAATCTCGACCCTCTGTTGCCAATACTTCCAGATCTACTTTGATTGCACTGTCTGGAAAGATGTGACACTTTTGAAACTGAATGTCAGTTCCTCTAATTTTAAGTATGTTTTCCTCTATTCTCACATATTCCAAATCAAATGGATTAACAATCAATCCCTTCATCCCACACAAGAATTTAAGCATAGACCATGCCTCTGAATGTCTTGTAGTGGTCAGCTGCCCCACCTTTATCTGTTTGGCAAATTTGAGATCGACGGTGGGTAGTTGATGTCGGGGCAGGATTATCGGCACCTCTTCAGTATAAGACTTCATGAGAGCGCAGACATCCTGTCCGACTATAACCTCATCGAGTATCAATAGCACATACCCATGGCAAAATCATACCTGGAACCATATGATTCATCTATTACAATCCCAGAGACGTTCATGAACCCTGAAGGTGTTACATACGTTGCCTCCTGCTCAGATGATCCCAAACAAATGTCATCCAAGATAGACATTAAGTCATCATACATTTGCTGTTGGTTGCGAGATAGTTCAAAAATAGTTCCATTGCCACTTGTCACATAGTCGTTCCAAACACGAGAGCGCCTTTCTGCGAAAGCATAAAACTTTAAGTTCGGAGTAGATTCAAGTGCTTCCAAGACTTGAGTTGCAGTGACAGTTGGAACCAAGTAGGACTGTGCATATTCATCACTAAATAAGACAATAATCCTATCTGCGTTTGGTCTCCAGTTCACCTTGAAGAATTTTAATTCTGGGATTGAACCCATTCTATTGGCCCAAGTTGCTTGAGCAAAGTTATAGTTAACATTGCCAGAGATGTTTTGCAGAGCGAGTAAAATGGCATCCTTAAATTGCTCGTTGCCTGTCGAGTTGTCGAACTGCCCTACATTGGAAAATGCTGTTAGGAACTGATCGAACTCAGTGATATTCGACTCCATAATAAGCATCTCTTGCGTGCCAGTAGGAGTAGGGGCTCCTTTAGGTCCAACGATTAGTCCCCACTTCAATTTATCCTCTGCTGCAAAATTCTGAGCAAATCTATTCATTGCCATCCTCACTGCATTGATATAGTTCTCCATGGAACCAGACCAGTCTACTAAAAATAAAATATCTGTCTCTGGAATTTCCTCTCCGTAGTCTACGATACCGTCACAGTCATCGTCAGCACCATTGCAGATTTCCTCCTGTGGTAAAGTTTCACCTCCACAAAAGTCAACGACTTGACCTTGTGTTGGGTGGTCTCCATACCACTGCCCTCTGTTACAAGACTGCTCTCCCATTTCGCAGATTCCCACATTCAAGGTACCTTCAGGCCCAGTGTAGCAATCTCTAACAAGCTGTTCATCTATCAAACTATCACAGTCTTCATCGAAGTCGTTGCACATCTCAGGGTTTATGGCAACTCCTGCAAACTGATCGCACTCCTCACCAGGTTCTAACTCAGGAACCCAATGGCAAAGAGCAAAGCACTCGGTCATCTGAGTGATTTGGCACTCCTCATTAATACACTCGCAAGTCTTAAACCCCATACCACAAGTTAAGGGAGGTTCCATGCAGGGCACGAGCGCGCCCACTGACTCTGGTGGGCATTGGCAGTTCAAACCTTCGTCAACTAGATTATCACAGTCATTATCCTCGCCATCGCAGGCTTCAGGTGCAGGTCTTTGAGCAGTGCAACCTATCCAGTTGCCGTTTGCACATATCTCTAAACCTGAGTTACAAGTAGTTGAACACTCTCTAATAAGTTGTTCGTCAGCTGAACCGTCGCAATCATTATCAAGTCCGTCGCAAATGTCTTCTGGAACCTGTCCACAACCACCGCAGGCATTTAACTGGTTTTCATCAACATTGCCATCGCAGTCGTTATCCTGGTTGTCACAAACCTCTTCCTCTTCAAAACAAGTAATACACTCTCCGTAGTAAAGTCTGCCCTTGTCACATTTAACTTCCTGTCTACCTGTGGTGCCATCTATTTCACAATCATAATACATCGTGAAGTCTTCGTTTATCCCAGGAGGACAGTCGAATGCGTGTACACATTCAGATTCCTCTAAAATCTCTGCTGGTGGACAGTTTGGATCTCTGTTTCTATCACAGGGAATCAAATCTTCTCCACAAATGTCTAGGATTGCATATTTTGCCCGAATCTCTGTTCCCGTAGGTGGACAGTACCAAGTTTGGCGTTGGCAACAAGTCGGATTGCAGGTGCAATATAAATCATCAGTGTTCGCAAGATTAGCACAGGGGTCCACCCAAGCATCTACAGTGATATCTGGGATTTCAACAATCTGAGTGTCAACAGAGGAATCAACAATCACCATTCTTTGTACATCTGGTGCTGGTGCAGTGCCGATGGGCGTCGAGTCTGTACAAGCAACAACAAATAGCATACAGAACAAAATTCTACTTTTCATTTTTGTTTCTCAACTTAAGGATTCCCTTTACTTCATTTAGATCTTTTGAAGTTTCTTCGAGATCTGCTTGCGTCGATTCCAGAATCCTCAGTACAGTATCTGATTTTTCAATTATACGATCTATACTTTCATTGAGTGCTTGAGATTGAATCTTTGCTTCTCTCGCGCTCTCTTGACGCTCTGCCCCTTTATACTGATAAACCCCAAACAAACCCAAGGCAAAAACGCCATAGAATATAAAAATACTTCTTGTCTTCATGGTACCTCCTCGTACGCTCCCTATCTCAACATCCATCTTCATCTAAGATAGATTTATATTTCTTCACAATCTTAATATAATGCATTCTATCATAAGAATTCTTCCAGCGCAAGCAGATCGTGCCAGTACTATAAAAGCACAACCCCTTGTTTACATTACCCTTGGCATAAACCCTTATATTGTAAGATAAGATTTGGGCGCCTACTTTTATTGACACTTTCGGGTTCTTCAACTGTTCGCAAGTGTATTTCCTATTTTTGGTTTCTGGTCCACCTGTCCATCTAGGTATTACCTGAGTGAGTCCGCATGCTCCCGCTGGCGAAGTGACCCACGGTACAAACGAACTCTCGGCCATAATTACGGCCGCCAAGAGAGATGGTTCAATGTCATTCTTTTCTGCTTCTGCAATTATTGTTGGAACATAAGAGCACGCTCTGCGTGATGAAGAATCTGTAAGTCCAAAACTGCTGCCGATAATTGCACAGAGTGCTAGCATTGAGACTGGCATTATCTCTCCTCCATCTTATTCAATATAAATGATTGTACTGAGTGTGGGAACAGACCCTCTACAATCTCCAGGCATGCCTCGGCAACCTGTTGGATCTCCCACTGGGCGCCCTCATGTGAGCGCAGCTGCACAAACTTAAGAAGGTTGTGTAAATTAACAGTTCCATAATATTTGGTGTATAAATTCTGAGGGAGGATACCTCTGGCCTGTTCCCTGCAGACACCCGCATCAAGCAGACTTTCAAACAACTTCAGACTCTCTGAGTGATGAGATTTTACCAAGTCTGCCGCTAGAGCGGAAACTGGAAATCCTGACCTGTTGTATTCCAGTATTGGATTTGTTAATTTATCCTTACTCGCCTGTCTATTACTTTCGTGCTGGGTTCTAAATTCTCTAGGTTCATAGAACTCCATATCTACAGCAGTATACCTTCTAGATATCTCATTGTATGCCCAAGTGCGGTGTCGATGATGCTGACTACGAATAAACAAAGGTACCGTGAACCTAAAAGTAACAGTGCAGTGCTCAAAAGGAGAAGAATGATTATGGGACATAAGATAATTGATGAGTTTGATGTCCTTCTCATCTACTTCTTCCTTTTCCGACCCAAAAGAGACCCGCGCTGCATTAACAACCGACAAATCTGAACCCATATGTGAAATGTATTCAACCGCACCTATATCGTCTCCATATAGTTCAATTCTCATTCGGCCTCCTGTAGATCCCAACTACATAGTTTTCTAAAATCATGTAGTGTGTTCTACCACCTGCTTCAACTTCCTCAATCATAGACTTGTCAACAACAATCTCTTTCGGTCCGATTCTGTTAAACTTCAACTCATGAAAGTCCTTCTTACAATCAGAAGCAACATCCACTACGGTTGCCTTGATGAACCTGGACTCTTCTTGCTTGAAATCATCTGGTAAAATTACACCAGTGTCCGTCTTCTCTTCCTTGTAGTGTGGCACAATTGCAATGTGTCTGTTGACAGGTTTCAGCATCATCAAATCAGTCATCGGCGCCTCCGAAGTTTTGCTTTAGGTGGTTAAAGTAATCGGTAATCATCTCAAGGTCATCACCTTGCTTTAACATTCGATATACCTTGACCGCCATACGCATGTCTTCTTTGGTCAACCAATCGTTCTCAGCATAACTGGATCTTAGGTCTTTCAGATGCTCCTTGAGAGGTTGCATCTCCTCTTCAATGGCAACAAATGCCTTAATAAATTTGACGATGTGCTCGTCCTTTGTCATATGATCTTCTTCTTTATCACCAAACATAGTAACTCCTTTCCATTGGTAGAATAATAATACTAAATTATATCAATTAATGCAAGTGTTTTTTCAAACAAAATGAAATAAAATTATTTAAGATTGAAGGGGCGGAAACATGTACCATACGTAGATGATGGCCGCTTGCAACAACAGTAACCTTGCCATCGTTCACGACACCTCCTGAACCAGTAACACAATAATGATCGAAACGGACAGTCCCAACATCATCTTCATGAAGTCCTTGGCGACAAGAGGAAAGACCTTTTTCACCTTTCTATCCATTCTCGTTGCAATGGCGAGTTCACGACCACAAAGCAACCCTACAAACACCCACGTTGTGCTCATGGGAATGTTGTTCATCTGCTTTAGGTACAGTAAGATAAAAGCATAAACCGCATCGATGATTGTGGCCGAGCGCACATAAGACGTAGAGGATTTCTCAATTACTATCTGCTGTATCTTGCCACCCTTGGTATAAAAGACATACCCCAACACAGACACCAATAACACAAGCACGCCTGACAAGAACTCTACGCTCATCTGTCTTGGTGCGAACACTGCTATGTTCGCGAGGTCATGACTTAGCCAAGTGAACCATAAGAATCCCGTTGTACCCCACTGGGCGATGCGCCAGGCACGTTCATGGTCTGGTTTAACCTTCTTCTTTTCGTCTAAGTATTTGGACAGAATCATCCAAAACCCGTAAGCTACAGTTGCTGCTATGGCATATCCAAGGACACTCTTAACCAACATCTTCTCAAAAACAACAGTACTAGCAAAGGCGGATAACACCAAGAATGTCGTAGAGACTGGAATGCCATATCTTGTCAGCAACAGTAAAACACCTGGTGCTAATGCATGGTACCACTCAACTGTTACGAAAGGTATCTTCTCTAGGCGTCCGAAGGATATGTCTCCTCCATATGCAAACCAACTGTACAAAACAGTCGCAACAAGCACTGATGAGGCAGCTGCCCACAGTTTCCACCATGGCGTCTTCTTATTCGACACCATAAACGTTCCCAAGGTTTGAACGGCATCGTTACTCATAACCGCTGTGCCAGCAAGGGTGATCCCAACAAGGGGCAAAATCATCTCTAACATTTCTATAAACTCCTTTTAACTTGGATAAGTATACTCTATGTTAGAGATGTTGTTGTGCCATTTGTGTGAAGTGTTTGAGACAAGCAGGAGTCAAACAAACTTAATTTCACAAGCTCCGCCAGCGCAGGCAATTTCGCCCTGCAGATCTGTATTGTCTTCCTCTTCAACAACCTTTGAGAGGTCAACCTTAGTGAGGGATGCCATCATCGCTTCATAGGTCTCCTCTGCGCAGTCTTCGAAGGGTGCCTGGGTGTACGTTCCACCATCGTATGGCAGCACTGACAGTCCATTATAACTGTTCCTATTTTCCCACATCCATTCACCGACGTCGACCCACTCAGCGTCCTTGATCGACACAGTTGCAGAAATATTGTGAGTATTCTGACCCTTTCGGAAACCTGGCTTTACCCATTCGTCCGTCACCTGCTTTACTCTCTTAAGCAACTGAAGAGCAGACTCTGTTCTCATTATAGCACCTTCTGGGGCTCGCTGAGGGATGGAGATAACTGCCGTACTGTGTGGGCTAAAGTACTCGTCTTCAACCAACTCAGGATGATTCTTCGCCAAGTAAGAATAAATCGGTTCATTCTTGCCAACACGAATACGACGAACATAAAAATCATTGTGCCAAGCATGAATACCAGAGGAAGTACCAAGCGCAAGACTTGTGGTACCAGCTGGTTTAACACATGTTGTTCTAGCTGCTGGTTTTACACCAATCAACTCTGCGACTCTAGCATTCTCCTTCTTGACAGTAGCGGCAGCTGCCTTCATATCCAAAAGAAGAACCTTGCCAGATGCAATACCCGTCATCGATACGCCAATGAGTGCATCTTTCTCTGTTGTTCTTCTCCATACGTCTCTAAGATAATGAAAATCAGTGTAACTCGCCTGAAGTGTTCCGATAAAACTAGCAGCGCGGACTCTGCTCTCCAAGTCCTCCTGCCCTTCCAAATCAGATACATTTACCTCAGTCAAATTACAAAACTGATACGGTCGGAGACCTATTTCACAGCAAGGGTTAGTGCCCCAGTCCTTATCATTGGAGAAGTAAAACCCAGGTTCTCCTGCCCCTGATGCTTTGACTCGGTCCCACAAATTCATAAAATATTCTTTATCAATCTTGTGTCTCAATAATACAACTGAGTTGTTTGCACGTCCTCTCTGTGGGTTTGTCTCCCACCAGTTGCCAGTCTTAGCAGAGATCATCTCCTCGTCGTCTGCTGAGAATAGCGATATAAGCGCTGCCCTGCGGATACCTCCCGCAAGTACAGCGTCTGCGATATGGCAAACCATATCGTGAACTTCAATAGAAGAAAGTTTGTCACCGCTCTCCTTTTCAGATAACATACCTTCCAACTTCACAAGACACTCTCTTAGTGGTTGTGGTCCAGGTGCTTTGCCTCCCGATGTTACGAGTGCCGCGCCTTTTGGACGGATGTCTGTATAATCAAATCTAAGTCTAGAACCTCCATTGAAATAGGAACGAACCAATGCCTTTACAGCATCTGCCCAACCTTCAATAGAGTCGTTGACCAAAAACCTTCGTGTTCTTTTCATGTTTGGTCTAGTAATTTCTGGTAGTTTTTCGACGTGATGCTTTTGAACACTATATCCAACACCCGTACCACCAAGCAGCAAGAACATCGCCTCGCCGAATGATCGCCAATCATCGATTGGCATGAAAGCGCAGTTAAAAATCCTGTTAGGAGCAACCTCAATTGGTTTGCCGCCAAACTGCAGGGACCTCATAGAAGGCAAAACCTTCTTGTCAAACACCAACTTATAATTTTTTCTAATCTGCAACTCTAGTTCTGGAAACTTCTTTAAGTGCATCTCCATATTTCTTGTAACCAGTTCATGCCACGTCTCTCTCCTGTTCTTTTCTGGCACATACTTGGCATATTTCATGTGCACAGTTATTTCTGACAAAATGTCATTTGATAAACTCACTTCTTCGACCCTCCTTTAAACTCTTTATACTTTTCATTCAATAATTTCTTTTGTTTCTTTGCTGCATCTTTAACAATATCTTCCATCTCCTCTTGCGTCATCGCCTTCGGCAAGACCTTGATTTTGACATTAGCAGTATCCATAAATATGGGGTATATCATACCATCGGGACCATTTCTGTTCTTTGCGATGTAAATTCTTCCACTATTGGTATTTTTGTCCTCAACAGTTCTTGAGACAGAGAAAATAAAATCCGCGACGAAGCACTTATTGAATGCTTCAGATATTGACTCCATAGTAATAACCTCTGCATTGAGACCAGACCGATTAGTCTGGGAGGCGGTCCAAATTGGGCAACCGACCTCCTGTGAAATGCCACGCAATTCTTCATAAATAGCCTCAAGTTGGTGTCTTTTCTCTTCTTTTGAGGATCCCTCTGGTTTTATCAAGTCAGCATAATCTACAATAATTAGATCTGGAACAAACTCCTGGTTTTTCATCTTCTCGATGTGGTTCTTTATCGTCTGGATAGTAGCTGACCTAGTAGGATACTCTTTTACGATGAGTTTACCTTTTAAATCCTTCAAGTCATCGTAAATCTGTTCCTTGAATGCTGTTATGTCATTGAGATGATACCCAGTAATGCAACTATCATATCTATTGGCGACAACAGTGTCAGCCAACTCTAGAGTGTAGTGCACCACATTCTTTCCTTCCTGCAGCGCTTTAGATCCAAGATGAACTAGCACCATGGACTTGCCAGCACCTGTTGGTGCAATCACAACACCAAGTTCACCCTTTCCAAGCCCACCTTTAGAGATATCGTCAAGTGGATCCCACCCAGTAGTAACTGGATTTCTTGCCTTCTTTTCAAATCGCTGTTCAAAATCCTCCATATAATCATACCCGAGGTCATTTGAGGTTCCTAGTTTGATTGCATCGTTGATTACTTTTGCAACCTGGTCAAACGATGACTTCTTTAACAGCGGAACACACCTGATCATCGCTTCTTGTAACTTCTGCTTCTTACAGAAGTCAAGGGCAGTATCCTTTATATATCCAGACTCTGAATGGTTGATTTCTTGAGACAATACCCTAGCATAATAATCCCTCAACATCTTCTGCACAGAGTCTTGCTCCTCAGTGATGCCAGTTCGCAATATGCTGGTCATTATCTTTCTAGTGGGGTGTACGCCATACTTTTTCTTATACCCCTTGATCTTGTTAACAAAGACTCTGAGATAAGTTAATTCAAGGAAATTTATGTCCAAGACCTCAAAGATCTGATCCGCAAAGGGACGATCATCCAAGATTAAGTGGCACAGGTTTTCTTGAAAGTTCTTTCCGAACTTAGAGAAGTCTTGATTCATTTTATCCATTAGTTATAACTTACTCCTGATTCGATCATCGCATTGAATGTAGTCTTCAAGCAATCGATATTCAGGGAAGTCGCACCATCAACAGACATCATCTTGTTTATCTCGGTCTTGTTGAACATGGGTTTATATTCCTCAAAGGTTGAATTAATAAAGTTGGCACATTGAATGGAGATGAGCGGTGTACTCAGCTGCATTATAGAGTAATTATCGCACACCTTCTTGTAATCGTCAATTACTTTATGATAAATTGCAAGTTTAGATTCTTCCCGCTCAGAATGCTCCTTGAGATCACTCAAATAGTAATCCCTCTCTTCGGAAAGAAACGGAAATGCCTTAGCAACAGTCTTAAGTCCAACACCCTGGAGTCCATCGATGTTGTCACTCTTGTCTCCAACCATCGCCCTGGCAAGGGCAAAGTTACAGGGATGGATAGAATGTTCTTCCAGCACTCTGCTAGTATTTAGAATCTGATCCTGTGTTGGTCTCAACAGGAGCGTCCTATCGTCCAACAGCTGTATAAAATCCTTATCACTAGACACAACAACCTTTCGCCATTCCTGAAAGAGTGGCATTGATTTGACGTAAGCAATTACATCGTCCGCTTCGACATTTGGTTGCCTAAACTGGATGATGGGAGTTTGGTTAACGTACTCAATACACCTAACCTGCTGCCAAATCTTATTTGTGTGAATCTCTGCAGGATTCATAGACTGGGACCATCGATTTAATTTCGGCGGCTTTCTACCTACCTTATAGTTCTTGTTCTGTTGTCGTCTTTTATTAGATCCATTGTCACCATCCCACACAACAACCAAAAGGTCGGGTTTGATCTGTCGGCACAACTTATTCATCGTTTGCAGAAAACCAACCACACCTCCGATGGGGTCGCCATTGGGTGACATAGTGGGATTAACAATGTAGGATCTCATAAACTGGTTTTGCGCATCTACCAGCATTAACCTCTTCATATAACTCCTTAGTAAAAAAAACCCCCTGCTTTCACAGGGGGTCGACCGAACACTATGTCAGTCTTTGGTGGGGGGATCCTCCTGATCATAAAAATCAGAAGCGTTTCCTGTTTTGTTGCTGAATTTCATTATAACATCATCATCCATGATTTGCAAAACTCTTTTCTTAAATCTCTCATCTTGCAATTTCGAAACCCAATGTGCTCTCTGAAATTTCTCTTCCGTTCCGTCACTATGAACAAGAGCGTACCAAGCACCTGACTGCTTCAGGTTTTCAGAAATTTGAATTGCATCGAACCAACTTTCCTTATCTTGTACACCGACAGTATCGGAATCACCCCAAAGGATCTTAAAGTTGCAAGTTCTACCAGTTGACCCAAATCGAGACTTTTCAATCTTACACTTCACTTCGGAACCAATCCTAAAACCATTGTCATCCGTGACAAATGATGCCTTTGCCTTCCTTCCAGTTAACCACACTCTTAGAGAGTAGGAATATGGCAAAGTCTTACCACCTGGTGTCATGTAAGGCGTTGTCAATGCCTCAGATGGGGACCTAGTGATATTTGTTTTAAGTTGGTTTAATACCAACAGTGTAGCGCCAGCATTCGCAATAGGTTGTACCAACTTGGGCATACCCTTAGATAACACTCGCGCCTTCATTGCCATCGACGATTGGGGATTGTAGTCCGATTCCAAATCATGCTCTGATGGAGTGAGTGCCAGGGAGTCCCAGATAAACAACCACTTTTGAGGCATCTTCAAGAGATCCTCAATTGTGGCCATCACCATCTCCACAGAGTGTGCCTGTACATAAATTAACCCATTGTCTTCATCTTCAAGATCACATCCCGCTCTCGAAAGAAACTCTGGATCAATCGCCGACTCTGAATCAAAATATGCTACACGGTATCCCATCTGCTGTGCATTAGCTGCTACCTGAGCTGCCATAAAAGACTTGCCCGTCGCTTCGAGACCTGCTATCTCGGAGATCTTCCCTACGGGAATTCCAGCGAGTCGACCCTTACAAATAATAGAGTCTAACCATCTGGATCCCGTAGGAATCCACTCCTTGACCTTGGTTGGGTTCTCCTCCTTGAGATTATAAGCAACAACACCACCAGCAGACTTGTTGAGTGACTTTATAATGTCCTTCGTGGACAAACCTCCTGGTTTCATTTTTGTTACTTTTGCCATCCTACGTCACCTCAACCAAGAAGCTCATTAAATGCTGATGAGACAGCATCTGTTTCAGACTTGACCTCCGTGTTGCCACCTCCACGAGTGATCTCGGACTTGTCCGTATCGCCACTAAGATGTGCATCTAGGATTCCTCTCACTTCTTCGGTCGTCTTTCTTTCAAAGACACTGTCAATGTTCGGAACCTTTTCCAACAACTCTGCACATCGCTCGTCGCCGCCCACAGCGTCGTCACAAAGAACCGACTTGCGAGGGCGTGGTCGAATGTCTGTTGTAGGATAAGAAGCACCAGGCTGCTTACCGTACATCAACTTGAGGTCATTACCGTCCTCTGGATCAGTAATATCCCCATAATCAGGATCAAGGACGATGCCGAGAAGTTTCTGGTATGCTAACTTACCATAACCCCAGACCTTGACGCCTTCTGCCTCTTCCCCTCTCACCAAGACGGGTGAAAAGAATCTCTGCTTCGCAAACATACCCTTGGCGAGTTGCTTGCTCTCTTCGGTGCCTTCGTTCCATAGTTGATTTGCGAAATCACAGACTGGACACTTATCTCCGAAGTTTCGTTTTGGACACAAGAAGGATTGATCACCCACTCCATAGTGGAAAAACTTCTCCTTGAATGGGTCGCCATCCGCTGTCGGAACAATACGAATATTGTTCTCACCATCTTGTGGACGCCAGAAGTTGTTCTTCTTACCGTCACCCTTTCCTGATAATGAAGCCATCTTTTGCTTCATAAGATCTAAATTCAGTGCCATTTTTATTACCTCCTATGGTATGTTATTTTTTTGCACACTTTCGGCTATAGCGGGTCAGCAAATCTTCTGACCAACTTTCTATACTATACTAAACGTTTTTTTGTTTGTCAACTTAATTGTCTAATTCTTTAAAGTTTTTTCTTACGTGATCGATGTCGTAAAGTTGCCCAACAGTCTCTACTGGATAAGATTGCGATTGCCCCATATACTTGACATTCAAGGTGACGCTTGGATAGGCGTCGCCGATAAGACGATCTAGGTAATCGTGAAACTTAATTCGATGATTGTGCAAGTTTTTATCACCGCCCGAACCGGTAAGAGAAACTAGGACTCTAACTTCTTCTGGCAGTGCGCCGTTGTTCTGCTCCCGATGGTTCACAATCATGTTCCACAAGTCTCCACAGATCTGTCTTTTTGTGCCGTTTGCTTTTCCACTGTGTCTCTTGACGATAACCTTGTTAGAGTTTACGGACTCCTTCTCTTCTGATTCCATCTTAATCATTTCTGCATCAGAATATGAATACGCTGCTTTTTGTTCTTGATAGCACCAACTATTAAACACATTCGTAATACACTTTGTTGCATATTCCTCGGACCAACGATATCCACTATCTTTGATAACATCTGGAAGCAAAAAATCAACGATTTTAGTTCTCAACCTACCTCGCTGACTCTTCAGTGATCTTCTAGTAGAATTGTCAATCCTTTGATCTTCAAGTTGGCGGTTAATCTGATTGACAGCGGCAATCTCGTCTTGCAAGACGCCAGAACCTGTTGTTAGCGCAGAAGCAATGCCATTCTTAATTGCTGCCTCACTGTTTGGTTCTCCGTTGTCTGGATGAGAATTTAGTTGTCTCAAATATCTGTTCTTCTCATATCTTGTTTTAAGTGACATGAAATCCCTATCCAATATTGCTGGAAAATAAGTAAGATTTGTCAGAGGAAGCATTGCGTCCCTGTTGAATCCTCCTATGCCCTCTAGAATATGGGTTACGTTGTTCAAATTATTGTATGGTATGAGATTTAGGGGGGTTCTAATTCCAAACTCTAATTTTCCACGCTCATTAAGTACACCCTGATTCGCTTGAGCGGCAAACTGTTTGACCTTCGCATGATTGATTGTATCAGGGCGCACCTGATACTTTGACCTTTGCTTATTGTAGACCTGCTCACCTACCTTCACAGCGATTAATCCTTCAATGTGTTCTTTGTGGTTTGAATCAAACATTTCTGGTTTAAATGCATTGTTTTCGTTACAACACTGCTTGATTCTCTCAGGCGTGTTGCAGTACTCAATAATCTGCTGAAACACGTCCTTGGTTTGTGGAAAATCCACTACGTTGTGAGGCATTTGGGCCCTCCTTTTCTTTTATTGTTTTTATACTATACTAAATGTTTATTTGCTTGTCAACTGTTTTTTGTAATGTTTGAAACATCTTGGTTCATACATTTCTGAACCGCCAATTAATAACTCTCTGTCGTCCTCAAACTTTCTAAAAGTGAAGTAAGCATCTCTACCACACTTAGAGCAGACTGATGGACACTTCACCACGTTCGTTGCCCAGGGCATCATCTTTGACACTTCCTTAAAAGGTTCTGCCTTTGAGGATAGGTCCAGACTCGATACTAACACAGAGACACCTGACTTGTAAAGACTTATTGCAACATTACTTACACCTTTTATCATAAACGCTTCGTCGATGGCAACCACTTCGGCGGGACTCTCCTTTAGATGTCGGAGAATGTCTGCTCCAGACGTAACGCAATGCGCATCGATGCGTCCACCGTTGTGAGTCACTATCTCTCCAGCAGAGTACCTGTCGTCGATCATTGGTTTAAATGCCAGGATCTTCTTTCCTTGATATTTGTATCTTTCCAGTGCTGCAATAAGTCTTGTTGTCTTTGATCCGAACATTGGACCAACAAACATGACTAGGTCAGGGTTTTTCAACTTAATCTCTCTTTAAAAATCTTGTACTTTTGAAGAATATGTCTTTATATAACAAAAATCTGTCTCATACTGAGTCTCGTAGACTCCGTAACTGTACTTGCACAGTTCTTCGTTTTTGTCTTTAATTAATTTTATAATATTTCTCTGCAGATTTTTGTCTTCTGCTAAACTTTGTTGAGAAATACCGTAATAAAGTCTGGTGTCCATTTTGTTTGTCAAGGGATACAGCAAACTTTCTTTTCCCTCTTTCATATCTAAAACTCCCAGAGTGCAAACTCTCCTAGAATCGTTTACTATCGAAAAGTTACTCACCTCTGCATCCTGGTGGTCAAACACCATAACCATGTGGAAAACAGAAGCGATCAAACTGTTGATTGCAGGGTAATACTCTTTTATACTCGCATCTTCAACCAGTGTGTCCATTTCAGAGTTGCTTGTCAAGTATATGTTTTTAAATATGCCTGACCTAGTATACTCCTGCATTATAGAGAATACCATCCTTTCATGCATCAACTGTTTTTCGTCAAGAAGGTCTAACTCTGGTCTAACGCAGACAACTGTAATTTCTTTGTCTCTAATTTGATACAAAAACTTGAGTGCAATAGACGAAACAAAACTCGAACCGCTAAGTACAAAGATTACCTTATCTTTTATCTTGTCTTTCAGTCTTTTCGGTATTGTCTTGAAAGATTCTTCGTACTCTTCTGGGGTTTCTTTCTTTTTTACAACCAGTTTATCTTTCCACTCAACAGAGGAATCATCTACGCAAATAACATTGTACTGAGAGTATTTGTCGAACTGCATGGCAACGCGGCATCCGACACCGCCTAATCCTATTACTGTATACATTAAACCTCTTTCATTTCCCCAAAGTTTTTACCGATACCAGAGTTGACAACGTACTTTCCAAACCTAGTGTCTGCAAATATACTCTTCGCCTCCAAAAACTTTTCTTTATCTTCTTTAGCAAAATCCAGTATAACAGAGTCGTGAAGCAAATAACAGATTTTTGTTCTAAATCCTTTAAAAAAATCTCTCAACTTATATGCCTGCTCGATGCAGACATCACTGCTCGTGCTTTGAACAATATAGTTTAGTGCCCTTCTTTCATCAGTTTCAATATATCGCAAAAAGGGGGTCTTTACGCCGTCTTTGTGACGATAGTTATCTTTGACCCAATCCCTGTTGTAAAGTCTCTCCAGCAGAGGATCTCGCGCTTCAGGGTTATATAACCAGGCGAAAGTTCGCTTCTTCATCTCCTCTCGGGTGATCTCGTCAGATGTCTGTTGCATATTCCATTCATGAATGTCGTTCAATGGTTGTTCCTTGCCCGAAAGTGCAAGGAGTGTACGCAACTCTGCAGCGTTGAAGTCAAATTCGACAAAGAGGTCATTCGATGGTTCCAAAGAGGATCTGTCTTCCCTTTTCATGGTCAGGATAGGTATACCAGACTTCTTGTTGGACAACCTGCCTGTCCTCGTTCCAAAGATACTATAATTTGTGTTCTTCAGTTCCCCATTGTAAAGGTTGCTCTTGGCATTCATCTCTTCTGTTAGGATGTGTGCCTTTTTGAGTACATCGTAGTGCGCTGGCTTTCGAATATTCTCAAATGCATGCTTTATAATGTTTCCTTTGTCCTTTAGAAAGTCAAGCAAAATATCGGAAGGTATATAATCATATATACAGTGATCCTGCAGGTTACATTTCGATGTAACGACAGATTTCATGATTGCGGAAATTCTTCCCGAGGTACACTTCCAAGAATCAAGAATGAAAATCGGGCAGACCGATTCTATCTCCCCATCTGAGGTGTACAAATATGCATAGTCCACATCGTCCCTATCTGAGAGGTGATCTGTGTGCCTCCACGTCTTATTGAGTTCTGGTAGATTTTGGAAATCTGCCAAATCACCAGAGACGTACATTTTCAAGCACTTCTTGTTATTGTCAATTATCTGAAAATACATTATCTATAAATATCTGTCTTTATTTCAAGGATTTTTCTCTCTACATAATCCATAGATCTTTCAAACCCTTCCTTTATGAGCAAACTATAACAGTTTTCAAGAAGTCTGTCAATCTTTGTTTTAGGAATATTTATTTTTTCTTCTAATACGAGGATTTTAACATACAACTGAAACCACTTCTTATCCCCATATGCCGCGACAGCTGCGGAGGCAGGCGTTCTACTTGTGATAGTTGTACCCCTTAACAAGGACCCATCCTTACATATCTTATATGTGGCCGTCTCTCCGTGAGCCGCGGTCAAGAGATCGTACCAGGACCCAATGCTATATTTGATCTTGTCTAGGTCGAAACCGCGACAGTTATAGTAAAAAGAACTTTGTATATCAGATTCGACACCAACGTATTGGCTGGCATATTCAAGCATTTGTCTGCTTTTGATGTTTGCGACTAGTGCCCAAGGCGCGTGGGCCATTAGGGAGAACCCATGTTGCGCTGCAAGATTAGCATATGCATCAAAAGAAGGACTGTTGATAATTTTCAACTTGGTTTCTATTCCGTCGACTGAATGTGATGCCTTCATTAATTCTATAACCAATCCAGTACCATGAATTGGACATAATCCAGATTTAACAAACCTGGAGTAAGTCACTGGAGACTGGTGCGAATAGTCTTTAATGGCAAGCAATACAACTTCCACAAACTGATCAAGACTTTTTATGCTATCCTTTCGCGGTAAAATATACTCGGAATAAATCACACTAAATAAATTTTCTAATTGCCTATCATACAATTCTAGCGGATTTACATACCCCCTCTGTGCCACAATGATTGGTATTCCCTCTATGGGGTGAGACAACCTCTCATATTTAGCAGAAAATTCAACAAACGCATCAACAACAAAATTCAGAGCACTAATCTCAGTGCCTGGGATTTGCTCTATTGCTGAGTGGTTCAATGGGGCGATAGACTTACCATTCGAATCGATACGTCCATACATCTGATGTTTCGGAGACCTATTATCAAAAGACTCAAGACTGGGTTCGAATTGAATCTCGCGCATATATCCTAAATTTTCTAGAAATTTTCTTTTTGAATCAGTCATTAATCATCGCCACCGTCTCGGCATCTGTCAAGGTGTCTCCTCTTTCTATCTTTCTCATAATACGCGCAAGATTTCTTTCTTTTTTGGCCGTGGCTTGCCTCTCCAGAAGACGTTTCTTTTCTTCTTTGCTCTTGGGTTTGATTGCCTCGATGGCCTCAGCCCAATCTACGGTCGATTCATTATAACACTTAAAGGAAGTCGAAAACCCTGATGAATCAATCTTGTGTTCCACGTTAATAACGTTATAAAGTCCAGTTAGTCCAACCTCCTTAAAAACTGGTGAATCAGAAATATCTGCGACACCTATCAAACTCGGCTTAACAAAAAAGGATAATCCAGGGTAAAAATCTATCAACCCGAAGCTCGTTATATCGACATTGTAAAGCTGCGGTATCATAATCAGGCCATTCTCCGATCTAAATCCTTTTTCTATGTTATCATCTTGCTTTGCCTTCATGCTTTGGTTCTCCACCTGCTTGAAAGAAATTTTTCTTATTATGCTCTTATCCTTGCCCACTTCCCATTTCGTTAATCTTAGTGCATCTTGGATATTAAGTTCTGTCGAAGCTTGAGACATTGTGTAATAGTACACCGTTTCATCACCCCCGCCTTGTCCGTACCCTTCTGCATAGAGTTTGTCAACTGATGGCGCTGTGCGCAATTTTTTAATCTTTTCTGGCGTAGTCCTGAATTGACCCACTTTCATACTATATGCTGATGTGTGTTTTCCAGAATCCAGAACATAATCCCCTTGATTGTAGTACCTCTGCACTTCCCTCAATAACGATGTTATTAATTTCTGCAACGTGAACCTTCTTGCTGTTGACTGTTCGAAATCCTTCATGATCTTTTGATAAGTTTCCAGCGCAATAGGTATTTTATATAAATTATAAAAGTCACGATTGATACGAATATTTCCCAACATCACACTGACTTTATCTTTCTCCAGCACCTTGACACTTTCGCTAACTTTCAAAAATGAAGAAATTATATCCCCCATTGTAAAAAACAGAACAGCATGCTCGCTGTCGAGTGTCGCCAATACCTGGGCGTGGCGGGCCAACTCATCATCAAGTTCTTTTTGAGCTTTCGCTACCTGCACTGATAATGGATCATCGAACCAACCGTCGTCGTTTCCTTTCTTGGCTCTCTCAAGTTTGTCTTGTAGAACCTTCACCTTTTTGGCATGGGTTTTGTTTTCTTCATCGAGGACAGCCTTTCGACCTTTTTTGGTTTTGCCATCTCCCTCGGCAATCAGATCGACTTTAGATTTTATTTTCTTGGTGGGGTTGTCACTTTCAGTAGTCTTTTTAGTAGGAGATATCTCTATGTATGACTTATCAGTACCAGGCAGGCGATAATTTGCGCTATCAGCGGCGGCCTGTTCTTCCATTATACTCAACCCTGGAAGTTCATTACCTTCAGAATCTTTAGTTACGAGCATTCTTTGAACCTTTACTCGCTTTTCTTCTGGTTTTAAGAATTCCTCATCCAGCGTCTTAGAAACCTGCATCCTAAATCTACATACTCTTCTAAAGTCCACAACTTTCTGTGATCCACCAGTTGTACGCATCTTCGGAGGGAGCATCTGGTCGTCAGCAAAATTTAACTTATAGAAGTGGGGCCTCATAACCCTATTAAAGGCAGTATCGAACAACTTCTCTCTGTATGCTTTTCCTTCTATTGCGAACCTGTACATCTTGCTATTATCTGTCAGATGATTTAGTACGGCATTTATCTTCTTTGTCTTCTTTTGTTGAAAATAATCAGTGTGGACACTTATGTGAGTGGTCACTTGGTTGTGTTCCTTTTTGGGAATCTTCTTGAAAAAGGTTCGGATCTTCTTCTTAGTATCGTCGGAAGCAGTCGGATGCACCCTATTAATATACTCGTTCACGACCCTCTGTATATTTCTGTTCAAAGTCGGTTGTGTTTCTTTGGCCATTTGAGAGATTAATCCATCATAATAACTGTGGACGTGTGAGTCACCGTCGGACATTACATCAATATCTTGAAATACCTCACTGGTTCTTGAAACATAATCACACTGAAGCATGAAAGACCCATCCTCATTGAAGTTGAATGAGTGTTTGTAATAACTCATGACAAAAGTCTTCAATTGCCTCTTCAATGACTTTACTTGCAGGGGTGTATAGTTAAGTGATTTGATTGTCTCCGAACTGGGCATGTTCCACCCCACTGTCAACATAAGGTCTTTTGGACTACCGTCTTCGGACCCTAACCCCTCTGGCTGAATAAGTGGCAAATACAATTCACGTCCTCTCTTGCTGCTAAAAACAGACAAGTTGGATCCATAAAAAGTTATAGTTGAATCAATGTCTCTCTTGGCGGTCTCTGGGGTGTCACCTGCAAGACGAATTGTTAAATCTTGAAGACCCAGAACACTCTGGAAGTTATTAAGGGCAGTAATTCCTGTCCTTTTTTGAGTTGATAATCCCCTATTTTGAATGGGGATCGGTTTCTTTGTTTTCTTTTCGCGGTTATATACGAAGAACTCCACCCTTGGTGTTAAAGCAGCGAGTTGGGCATTATTAAGAGTGACAAGTGGATTTACTAAAAACCCCTCATAGTCCTTATTTTTGACATACTCCATTTTAAAACTAAAAATATTGGTGAGTCTGTTTGTGTCCAGTCCTGACTTTATCGAAAAAACGCGGCCTTTTGCTGCGATCGCAGAGGTGCGGGTCATGGCAGTTGTGTTCATTATGTGCGCTCCATACATGCTTAGTAGGTGCTGATCCTTTGTTCCCTTTCTTAAGGATATATAGTTTTGTCGGATTCTATCAAAAGTGAATTCTGCGAATTGAGGTTTTATTGGGTTATCCAGTGCATGGTCTTCTGTTGCCGTTTCTTGTTCAATTTCTGCAACGACTTCTGAGTCTGTACCGTACGCGGAGAGTAGTTTACCCGTTGTGGCGGCCGTTCCTAGACTCTTTTTTAATTTTGCTATTTTCTCGGCATTTGCTTCTCGGGACTTTTTATCTTTTTGGTTCTTGTTATTACGCAGGACTGTGATTAGTTCTGCAATTTCCTTATCAGCGTCGCCGCCAGCACCATATTTCTTTTCCCAGCCCTGGAGTTTCTTATAATCCTTTTTAGGACCTAATTTATACAAATTCAAATCTTTGGACAATGGGTAGATTTTGCTATAATCTTCTACCGTCAACTCTTTGGCACTTGGGTAGTTGCCATCGTTGCGCGGTTTGATCACTTCATTGAGATAATCATTGATTGGTTCATACTGCTTGGATTTAGGGCCATTCCTGTTGGAAGCTGCCATGTCGAGCATCTGCTTGGTGATACTTTGTTTAAAACTTTTGATGTTGCTCTCGGCTTCTGCCTTAATACTGTCAACGATTTTCTGTTCAGCTGATGTGTATTTCATCCCTACCCCCTCACATAATCGTATATTAATTCCCAATTGATCGGAATATAGATGGTGTCACCAATGTCAAGGTGTGCTTCGGTTGGCGCAAGATTGAAACTTGCTATGATCCACCACAATTCTGGATCGCCATAATACCTGTCTGCAAACTTAAAGTATTTATCGCCAATTTGCCATATGGCAAGTTCATAACTTACATTCTTTCTCAAATCGTCTGGTAGGGTTATGAACTTTGGTGTTGCGAACTGTGTTATTCTCTTTGTCCCCCTATTCTTTAACGTGTTGTGATACATCTTGTGACTATTAATAACCATGGTTCTGTTTGAATATCTACTCATTTCTTATCTGCCTTTGGCGCGTTGGCCTTATCTATTTTATCATTGACTGCAGATTTATTTACTTGTGTTTGTTTATTTTGTTTATTGTTTCGTTTCGAATTCTTTGCGGAGGTCGACACGGAAACTTGATTGCCAGTGCCGCCTCTGGTCCTTTTCAGTGGTGAATTATTCACTGCTGCGGATCCTCGCTTGACATCATGGAGAACGCCGCCTTGCGACTCATACCCATAGGGATATCCCGTTGCGTGGCCACCTAACCACTTCTTTGCACCACTCCACCCGAGAGAGTGTTCATGAACAACAACAAAAGACATATTAACCTCAAACACTTTAGGGACAAAAGTATGACTCTTGTTTGTGGTTTGCCTTTCGTGTGCGTCGTTTGTCCTATTATAAGACTTTACATCATTTGCGCTCATTGCTGGTGACATGTGATGAAACCCAGCTTCTAGATTGGGGGTGAAATCAACATTCTCCATCCATCCAGAAAGTCCACCCTTTAACACGCTTACTGCGTTTTGTTCTTGTCTTGCATCCTTGACAAAGTTTGCAAACTTCATTTTAAGTAACGGATAAGCGTTCATTACATTATGTCCGCCATTAGAACTGTAGGATGGATACAAAAACCCTATCAAATGCTCCAATTGGTGCATGTTGGCGTATCCCTCTTCGGGTGTAAAGGATGGAATACTCAACGATAATGAGATTCTCCTTGTAGTGTTATTCCAAGATCCAATTGGATCAGCGCGGCCGAAGACATTCTGCGTGTTCCACTGACTTGTAAAGTTCTCATTAAAACTGGTTAACCAAGCTGGAAACACACACGCCTTACCAGTTGCGATGTGCATAATTTCTATACTAAACCCAGCTTCTTCAAATCTCGACAATATCGGATCTGTGTGTTTTGCATCGACTGACCAGAATCCATCACCACCTGCCATATTATAACCTCTTTATTGCATTGAGTCCATCGACCACCATTTGACCTGCATCCCTCTCTTTCATAGATAGTTTCAAATCCGACTTTTTTGCTGCGATTTCGGCAACGATCTCTGTGATACCTTTTATCATCGTGGCCAAGGCGCCGTCTGCTTTAGCAGCATAAAACACATCATTCTTATCAAAAACGGGGGTCATATAATTGCGAGCAATGTTTGGAGTTGCCATAACTGGTCCCAGTGATTGGGCTGAATTTGAATCCTCAGTTGGGGCAGCTTGGTTTGTCCCTCTCCTCGCAACCGAACTAGCACTGAACTGTAAATCCGTACGTGCTTCGTTCTTGCCTGCCTTTACGTTGGATTTGCTTGAACCGCGAACCTTAGTGCCGCCAGGAAGTTTTAAGTTTGCATTGGCAACTGTTCCTTCCATCCTTTTTTGAATTTCATTTAAATTATCGGGACCTTTTTTGGTGCTGCCTCCTTTTGTTGGCCACTTCTTTTCACGTTCGTCCTGTATTCTTTTTTCACGCTCTTCTCCACTGGTACCAGCGAAGCTTGCGCCTGCGCCCATGCCAATAACTGTGCCAATTTGAGCCGCCGAGCCGAGCCCGAAAGTGTTCATAGCCATACCCATCATTATGCTCGAAAACAGAGCAATGTTATCAGTGAAAAAACTTATCATGCCCACGACGACATTTGTTAACTCCATCAAACCCTTCTCCCCGCCAATGGCATTGACGAGCATTCTAATCGCCTGCTCCATTGCGGCGTCTATCTTTGTAGCGACTGACAACTGGTCTGCGATCTCTGATTGGGTTCCTTGCATATCTGTCGCCACTGCATCAAGACCCTCCCTGTCACTCTCTAAAAGATCAGCTTCGGCGTCCATAAACTGCTTCAATTTTGCGACGTCACCGCCGAAACCCAATGTTGGTTCTTTTGCAAGTGCTCGCAATTCTCTTGCACTAAGTTCCTTGATCGATCTCCCTTCCTTAGCAAGGGAATCCATGATCACTTTTCTCTTTTCTGCTGGAGATTCAGCTGCTAGTAAGGCTTGAGCACTGACAAGAGGAGCACCGAAAGCAATATTGATGCTTTGGGCGAACTTTGCGGCGCCTTCAAATGTATCCATATTTTCATTCATTTGCAACAACTGGTTAACCTCTATTCCCAGTTTCGCTGCCATAAATGCTGTGTCTTTGAATATCCTGCGGCCCAGTTCTGCCTCGAACCTGGCCAGAATCGGTTGGGCGTTCTTAAAATCTTGTGCCATCTCTTGTGGAGGGCGCCCCAGTGCTCTGGCTACGCCTGCAAGGTTGAATAGAAGATCTTTTGCCTGTTCTGGTGTTTGTCCCAGTGCCTTAACTTGAGTTCCAATAATCTGCGCCTGAGTGTCCATAGACACCCCTAGTTTGCTCAATGTACCTATACCAGCTGTCAATGCAACCAGTTGAGAGTCCTCTCCTGTGGTCAATTCCGAGAACGATAAAAAATTCTCTTTAAGAGAAGATGCAGCTTCGGCAGCAACTCCTTCGAGATTTGTACCTATTTGACCCATTGCGGCAGATGCTTCACCAACATTTAACTGCTCTCTAGTGATTTGGGACCTTTGGAAGAGTGCTGCGCGTGCTTTGTCCATCCGCAACATTGTTTCAAACATTTTAGCGGTAATTGCAACTAGAACGTTTTGCCACTGCATTGTTTCCGCAATACCTTTGGTGAACCCTTCTAATAGACCTTTGCCTGATAAATTCTCCCAACCTTTTGATAATCCAAAGGTAGCTTGCAACAACCTCTCGGCAGCTGCTTCACCTTTAGCTAATCCTTTATCGTAGTCTTCTTGAAGTTTGACTATTTTCTTGATTTCTTTATATCTCTTTCTGGCGGTTTCAAGTTCCTTTTCATCTACCTCATCCTGCGTGACCATAAACTCAATCTTTCTTTTTAGATCATATGCCTCTTGGCCCAAGAGTTCTAGTTTCTTCTTTTCAAGATCGATAACGCCTTCTATCTTATCTTTCTGTTCTGATAAGAGTCTATCTATGTCTTGGTATCTTTTTGAAAGTTCTTCTACACTTACTTTTCGGACATCAACTAATTGATCGCCCATCACTTCGGTAATTGCCTCAAGTAGTGTTTGGGCAAGTGCTGGATCTATTCTAGAGTTTGCAGCAGCTGCTTTGAGTTGCTCTATAAGTCTTTTACCCTGATCGCTCATGCACTGCCCCCATTAATGGCATAGACCCTACTTCCAACCTCTAATGAGACTGAAGGGTCTATGTCTCTTAGTTTAATTAGACCTTTCCGTAAATTATCTAACTGCTCCAAAAGCACGCCGTCATGTTTTGAGTTCTCAAACTTTGCCTTCTTCATCGGAACTGGACTCATGGCAGTTAAGGTATCCTCGAACCCCATCAATTGTGATTGTGTCATCTCTTCAGCAACAAACTCCCCTTTTGCTCTTGCGATATCCTTCGGGGACATGCCAGACTTCTTCATGTGCTGTTCATCCAACTTCAATTTCATACTTCCGTCTTCAATCCCCATCTTTACAAACATCGGAACAAGGACGTTGTCGGCGAAGGCGTGCCCAATACTAGACGAAGCGAGCAATCGACCAATGTAACTTCCCAGGAGACCACCTGCCATATAAGCAAGAGGTGTCAAGGCGACACCGAGACCAGGAGCAACATTTGCTAGTTGCACAATCCAACCGCCTGCCATGCCACCCAACCATCCGCCGAGAGCACCTGCAACTGCCTCTAGTACCCCTCTGGCTTTACCTTTCACATCCAAAGTATCATCATTCAGAACCATTGCAGACTCACCTATTGCAAAAAGGGTTTCAACAATTGGGTACTTAGCGAGGGCAGCGAGCATTTTGCTGTTTGCTAATGCTTCACCCAACTTTGATCCATATTTAGCAAGAAGTCCACCGCCCGATTTCGCTCCCGCTTCGACTGCTTCGCCTGCAACAGTAGCTCCTATACTTGATGCTGCGCCTTTCGCGACATCATCAATACCACCTGCGGCCGATCCGGCTACCGAAGATGCGGCTTGAGTGGCTGCCTCGACGCACCCTGCTGCGCCTTTTGCTGTACCTGCTGCCCTTGCTGCGGCGAGCTGAGCCTTAAGTGTACCAATTTGTAACTTCATCCTTGGTATTCGCACGAAGTTATCGAATTTTGATTTCATGTATGCTGCGCTAACTGCCATCCCTGCCAAGGCAAGTGCTGGTATAGTTATCTTGGCATGCCTGGCCAAGAATCCGACCGTTTTGGCAATAGCTGGCATGTGCTTGTTGATCTGGTTGTTAAGTTTTTGGATCAGTTCTGCCATTGCAGCATCGATTCGCTTGCTTTGGTCTAGTGTTTTTTCTGTATCCTTCTTAATCTCTTCATCCGTTGCTGCTTCGTCTAGATTAGCTACCTTAGCATCAAAATCTGCGAATTGCCCTCTAACTATCTTTTGAAAGTTTTCTGCACTCACCCCTGCAGACCCAAGATAACCCTGCATTGCGCGTTGAACGCGTTGATGTGGTACCCCGAACTGTGCTTCTGCTCTCTGATATGCTTCTGCAATCAATCTCACCTTGCCAGATGCATCTGCAGCAAGAAGGGCAACCCCATTAACAAAAGATCCGCCCAATAATGAATTTAGTTTGGCAGCTGTCTTCAGGGCGTTTTCTGATGTGTCCAAATCTTCAGTTAAAGACATCAAATCTTCGATCTTTACATTTGTTGCTCTCGCTGTTGCGGCAAGTCTAGCAAACATTTGCGGTGCACGTTTCCCGAATCGAGCATATGTTGGTAAAGTTTTAGCAAAGGACCCAAGAGACTCTTTCTGAGTCATCCCATAGTCTTTGCCCATCTTATAAAGGGCCCTTACTGTATGGTCCATCTCTTCGGCATCCATCCCGATACCCTTTGACATGGCTTGGTATGAACTCCCCATTGCCGTAACAGACACTCCAAGGGATTTTAACCTACCAGACATATTGGCCATTCTAACGATCTCTCCAGAGTCTCTAAAATCCTTAAAAACCTTCATCTCGCTTTGAAGATCCGCTAATATTTCACCAGCAGCTGCTGGAGACCCAGGACCATACACTGATGCCAACTCTTGGCCAATATCCATCATCTCTGTTGTGAGTCCCGACAATCCAGTCTTCTGATACAGTTTTGCTCTTGCTTCATCTACTGCCTTAGCTTGTTCAAACATTTTCGTAAACACAGCAACCAGGATATTTGATGAGTTGACGGTTTTCTTGAGTCCTTTCCCAAATCCCTTGATCGAACCAATAATGCCGTCTGGGCCTGAAAAGGAATTACTAACGCCGAGGACTGACTGGGTCATCTTTACTGCTATGGATTCGCCTTTTGCTAGCGACTTCAGCATGCTGTCATTTTCGTCTATTTCTTGCTTTAACAGTTTGTACTTTTCTTGTGCTCTTTTGGCAGCTTCTGTGTTCAACTCTCCAGCTATAGCATATTCTTCTATTTTGCTCTTTATTTTAGACATTTGAGATTGTGCGATCTGCTTCTTTACTTCGGAAGCCTCTTGAGTATCCCACTCCAGATATTTGCCCGCTTTTTCACTATATTCTTTATCTTTCTTGAATTTCTCTAAGAGATTTCTGAAGTATTCACCTGATGATGTACCTCCAGTGGTGCCTCCAGATTTTCTTGATAGTATCTTTTCGTATTCGGATATTAAATCACTCAATAGAGCTTGATCAGAATCGGAAATCTCAGGAGAGGTTCCGTCGCCAGGGTTGTACTCACCCCCTTGTTCGAATTTCTTAAATAATTCTTTTAATTTTTGAGGGTTTATGAATGCCATTTAGAAGTCCCCTACTTAAAAGGCCAAACTAAACCCGTATCTCTTTCAAAAGATTTGATTGACCTATCTAACTTGAATTTGTCTTTAAACGTCTTTGGATTGTTTAAACCATATTGAGACAAAGAAGAGAGGTACCTTTTTTCGCCTGCAAGCGTCCTGACAAAGGAATCCACCTGTGCTGGTGATCCTTTAACAGATACAGGAAAATATTCACCCGTAAATAGAGCGTCCAAGACCATTCTCAACCTTGCGCCCATAGCGACCAAAAAACTTTCGTCGATCTTTGTGAAGTCTATTACAATTGGTTCTTTCTTATTCATAAACGTCTCCATTAGTAATTAGTTTGGCAAGTCAAAAGAGGATATTGTTTGTTTATTTCTTGATCTTTTCAGCTTCCTTGTTCCTTTCTTCAAAGTACTTGGAGAGTCTTTCCACAAACCACCTTCTAATGGTTATAGGTAGGTCATAAACATCGAAATAGTTCCAATTACCGTGCTGAACTAGATAAAATATCTGTTCGTGCACATGTAACATATAATCAGAGGTCAGGCCAAAAAAACGTCGCCTCCAGGGGTACCTCCGTTTCGGCTTCGGCACCGCAATACATACACTCAAAATCTTCCTTGAGTCTTACAGTTGGAACAAGGGAAGCATAGTTCTTTCTCAAGAACCTAGAATCTCTCGCTGGCATTTCACCTATCATCTCATTCAAATCAGCTGGGTTTGCGATTTCGTCAATAGATACAATGATCATCTTTAAGAAGTCCGTCGTATTGGTTTCTGCCAACTTGTTCTTCTTCTTTGATGACATTCTACTGGCCATCCTAGATTCATCCCTAGACGTCAACAACCTAACAACAACATTTTGCCCTGACATAGGGAGAGTTGTCTCGAAGTGCCCTTGATGATTTGTCTTAAAATTCTCTGACTGTTCAAACTTCTCAAAATACTTATGATATTCTGATAGGTCAACTGTGATGTCACAGTCTGTATTGCACTCTGGGCAGGTTATCTTTACTTCATAATCAGGCCCATACCCTGTTACTCTTGCAGCGACCATAATTGCTGACTTATCACCGATAAGCAGATCTGCTACCTGAATGCTTTGATCGACCATAATGTTCTGAATGAACTTATCAATTGCCACTCCCTTTCTTAAAAGAGCGGGAGATGTTAAGATATCTTCATCCCTGGCTGTCATGAATCTAATCTCAACTGTCTCTTGACCGTGGAGAGGGTGATTCTGTGGATAAAACAGACCCCTAGACGGCAGTTCGACGAATTCGGTGTTTGCCGTTCTTCTTACTGCTTGTACTGGGGGTTGTGGACTTTGTAACTCCTCTGGAGCTGTTTGTTTTTTGGCAGGAGGCGCTTTGCGCGCCATCCTGTTCGAATTTCTACTCATTTAAACCTCACTTTACTAAAACTATTATAAACCAAAATAAATATTTTTTTTATTAAACTCCTGGTGCTAATCCAGTAAGTCCTGCCTGTGCGCCTTGCCCAGACTGTTGAACCTGACGAAGTGCGCCCTTATCTGAAACGCCCTTAGTATCAAGTCCTGCCCAATCAAATCTCATCGTAAGTTCAACGTTTACAAGATCGTCAGACTCATAATCAAGATCACCAAAGTTAACACTCTTAATCCAAGGATTATATAGAGACCAGGTCTCGATCGGAGATCCATTCTCATCAATCGTGTGAATATACACTCTACCACCCACTGCGCTTGTTGCCTGCTTCTTAGAGAAGGTAACAATATTGCTCGCCTTACCTCTACCCAGAGGGTCATTCAAGAAGTTGTGCGGTGCAACGTAACCAGACAATTCAATCAAGTCCAACATGGTCTTTGATGCATCTGGATCAACTGGATCAACAAGAGTCATACTGATCTCTTCCCACTCCAATCTCCCAGGGTAATAAAACTTATAGTTAATAAAACTATGCTCAGACTCCGATACCGAAAAATTGGGTTTACCCGTTGTCTTCACGATCCACTGCGGGATACCATTAAACGATAACAAAAATCTGTATTTTCTCTTTGGCTCAATTGAAGCATCTGACCAAAATTTCTGACTTGCCATTATAAAAATCCTCCTAACACTATTAAATAGTGTCTATTATTTTTTAATCTTCAAATGATGCACCTGAATTGGTGATCATGAAGTCGATCGCAATGAACTCAATTGCTCTGGCAGGCTTCAAGAAGATCTTTGCGTACATGATATTTCTATCAATCAAATCTGGTGTCGTTGTTGTCTCATCAAGTACAACCTTGAATTCCGTCAAACCAAATCTAGACTTTACACCGTCCAGGAAAGGTTCTACAGAACCACGGAATCTATCCCATGTTGCTTGTACGTTCTGATCGAAAAGCAACGTTGCTGCTCTTCTTGACACCTCTTTCTTGATGTAGATCATCAAGCGACGTACATTAATTCTATCAAGTGCTGAAGGCGTTGCTTGAAGCGTCTTCTGACCAAACACCACAATGCCCTCTGCTGGGAACTGCGCGATTGGGTTAATATTCGCCTCATATAGATCGTCTCTCTCTTTCGAAGAAACTCTCTGAGATACTGCAAGTACTGGCAGACCGCCAGCACCCTCTGACAATCCACCTCTGGTGAACCCTGCAGGTGCGAACCATAACTCAGATCTTGCCTGAGTGCTACCAAACGTTCCAAGTGCCACAACTGACGGTGGTACCCAAATCTGTCGGTCGCTGATCTGGTCAGAGACCTTAACCCAAGGATAGAAAGCACAAGCATAACTTGAGTTCAACCCTCTGTTCTCTATATTGTCAACTGCTGTTCTGACCTTTGAATTCTGAATTCGGGTCTTGAAGTCATCAGTATTCTCTGTTGATGGAATATAACCGCCTGCCTCGATATCAATGACAGCGAGAGTGTCTGCGCGGTCCTCACACGTTCTAATCATGTGATTTGTTATTCTCGTGTTCGTGATGCCTGGGATGGCAAGAGCGTTCATCTCTACCACCTCTGGATCTGCGACAGCGTCGATGCCGCGCTTAAGTGTCGCGATTTCGTATGCTGTTGTCTCGTCACCAGAAGAGAACTTGGAATTTCTAAATGGTTCCTTCTCCGTAATATCAAAACCATCAAACCCACCATATACTGGGCAAGTGAATTTTGCGAACCCTGCCTTAACTAGGTCCTTATATCCACCTCTCTTGGCGGTGTAGGACTTGTTGAGTGCTCTAGATCCACTGACATATACCGCTGTGCCAACATCTACTGGAGTGATTGACCCCTGGTTCTTACCAAGGTTAGATGCCAGAGATCCCGACTTACTTACTATGATAAGGTCATCCAAAGTGAACATGAATGAATTCTCTACCTTTGCGGATGCTGCAGAGGCGTCATAAACACCTGCGCCCAAGAACCCACTACCCATGCGGCGAGTAATGTCGACGAACGAAGGATCGAACTTTGTATCTGTTGGTGTTCTGTATGTCGAAACACCAAAGAATGAGTTCTTCGGATTTGACAGACCCTCTTCAGATGCTGAAAGTCTCATTGGTAATGTTGGATAGACCAACGATGCAGTCAATTTCTGTGGGAATCCCAAATAAGGGATGTTCGTACTACCTGCTGACTTGATACCTGTTGCGCTTGTGCCAGCGACTACGTCTGACGATGCGGCTAAAATAGCGGACCCAGTTGCTGCGCCCATAAATTTACCTTCGCCATTACTTCCAGAATCATGTACGGTAAATGCGCCAAATCCAGTTGCAACCTTGGTTTCGCCTGTAGCGATTGTACCCGTCTTGTATCTAGGCGGACCATAGAAACCGAATGGCATACTGATCGGATCGGTAACACCGTTATCAACATCCTGATCAACCAACACTCTAAAGAATGAAGAGTTGTTGTCATAATTACCGTAAACCCTGTATCTCTTGTCTGTTTCGTCCCACTCTCTGTACTTGTCACCGACTTTACGTCCGATATAGTTACTAGAGTTAGGGTTTAGATTACACTGTGAGAATCTCTCCAAAACAACTGGCCTTGCATCGTTGTCAGAAATTCTTCTGACCAACACTGAAAATGTTCCGTAAGGATCTACGTCATTACCTGCCTTTACATCGGTAATTGAAACTTTTAAGTTTCTGGTGTTCCACCCACCGTCGTTAATACCAACAAATCTAAACAACTTCTGCATCGCCGCTGCTTTGTATCCAGTACCAATAGCATTTAAATCCTGAGAAAAGATCCAAGGCGTTCTAGAGTCCTGGTGGGCGATTGCTCTTACCATGCCGCTTGTCGTACTATGAAGAGGTACAATCATAGCGCATAGGGAACTATCAGCAGATAACTCGCCTTTGTGAAGCGATCCACTGGTTCCTAAGAATCCGTGCGTGTCTTTAGCAAATCTGTCGAATGACTCTCCCAACCAGTATTTTGTTAATCCTGCTGCCTGAGTCGTGTCACCGTTTGTCAGTGTAGGGTTCGTGTTGAACACCTTTCTAATATATTTGTCCGAATTTCTATCAAAGTTGAAGGTTACTCTTCTTTCTGCCTTTGCGCCGTCTGTAAGAAGTGCTGAGAACTCCATTTTTGATGAATCCGTCGATTGTACAAGTACGTGAGAACCAGTGCCGTGGATACGTGCGCCTGGCCAGTGTGCTTTTTCACCAGCAAGGTGTCCAATGGTGCCCGTCAATGCCATTGCGCCCTTTTGGAAGTACCAAACAGCGGCAAGGTTACCTTCCATTGCTCTGTTTTGGTTTAGTTTCTCACCTTGTGATGTGATTGAGGCATTTTCCCCAACTAAACTGCTACGTCGGTCAACACCGCCCGTAGAAAAAAGATACAAACCATAAACTGCTGATTTGGTGTCATCGACAGCAGATGCATCCAAAGACTGATCTAGCGTCCAACCTGCGGCGCCAGCTGAAGTTGCTTGCGGGTCTTCTGTGCCCAACAATCTAACGACATTAACAGGCCCCGCGTTTTTCAAAAATGCTTGGGCAGCATATGCGGCGTAAGTTGGCGCAGTTTCGTTGCCTTCTCTCCAAACATCACCACCCTTACCTCCTGGGATTGGGTTGCCAAACACTTCAATGAATTGTGACATGCTATCGACCCTAAGAGGGATCATACCTGGACCTTTTGCTAGGCGACCAACGATCGTTGGACCTACGTCCTCTGGCTCTCTTGCCAATTGTGAGTTATCGATCTCATTGAGAAAGATACCTGGGGATACAAATTTAAATCTCTTTACAGACATACTGGAAATCTCCTTATAACGAAAAATTACAAAATATTATTTATTTTCTCTCTATTAAATAGTCTTTGAAAATTCCAAAAGTTAGTAAAAGAAACAAGAAAAGGAAGTGGGGGGCGTGAGCCCCCCATTTAGGTAGGTTTATTATAATGTCTGTGATCCAGATAGGTACTGAACTACCACAACATCATCAGCGTCCATTGTAAGGGTTTCATGCAAGAAAACCTCGCCGCCGTTATAGTCGATTCTATAGTCACCGTCTCTTGGGTTACCTGCAACGCCGTTACTCTTCACAAGAAGAAGACCATTGAAGTAAACCATCTCCGAACCAGACACCATTGAGATGTAAGATCCTGAAGGAGGTAGAGAACAGGTTGTATATAGCGATCCAGAACCCTGAGTTGGCTGTGATCTATTCACAATCTTCTTAGAAGATCTACTGAATATTCTTCTGTGCCAACCGACGCTCAACTGACCATTGTTGAATACAAGTCCACCATGTGAATTGGTTGCGCTTTTAACGATATCGCAATTGAGATGCGCTTTCTTGATCACATCATTTGTAACAATATCATTCAACTGCAATTTATCAACAGTGAGCGTATGCGGTGTTGTTTTGGATCCAGACAATATATCTGAAGTTATCTTATGGATCGTTGCCGTTCCAGAACCAGAAATGGTTGACGTTGCCGTCAACGTTCTAACTTCAATCTTGTCAACATCAAGTAAGTGTCCATCTACAGTAGAACCAGACACCGTACTAGTGATCGTCATTGACACGCCGTCAACATCGTTACCAGTAAGTTTGTCTGTATCTAGGGTATGCGCCTGAACGGTTGTACCCGAGACTGTTGTAAACGTAGCTGAGGTGCCATCCAGATCTCCAATGTTTGCTTGATTTGAATCAATTTCAAAGATCTGTGCGAGAGCACCCGTTACAGTCTGCGCATTGAAGGTAGAACCACTCATAATCGAGTCCTGGTTACCGATCGCAGTGTTGATTGTTACAGTGTGGAAAATACCCACTGAACCAGAGATAGATCCCGTGACACCAAATCTCTGACCACCATCACTGACAGAACCACTCAAGGAAGCACCCTGTGTTGATCCGATCTTTAACAAGAGATCAAGTCCTGCTCCAGAACCAGCGTCACCCATAACAATACTTGCTACGCCAGCTGAACCAGTACCTGCTGTACCACCAATCTGAAGACCAGCGCCTTCGGCGGCCACGCCTGTTGAACCACTTGCGTACGCAATGTACTGCTTTTGTGGAACTTCGAAGTGTTCAGATGTTGTCACGCCAGAAGTAATCTTTCTAGCTGAAAGGTCATCTACCACAATCTTGTAGAACTTACCAGATGAACCTGATATGTCATTACCAGTAACAACATGGAGGTTCGAAGTTCCAGAAGATGTGATATTGGTTGCGACTACCTTGCGGAAATCACCCTCATCACCATCAATCTTGTGAATTACTGACGTTCCAGAAGATGTGACTACGTTTGCGGTTGCCTTATTAAAGGTACCTTCGTCCACGTCTGTCTTATGGAATGTAGAAGTTCCAGAACCAGTAACGACTGTTGCAATAACCTTGCGGAAATCACCTTCGTCTGAATCAAGTTTATGAATTTGTGCCGTTCCAGAACCAGTGATCATATAAGCAGCACTTGCTCTAGCAGTGGAGAATTTAACCCCACCGAACGTTCCCTCATCAACATTAATCTGGTGGATCGATGCTGTACCTGAACCAGAGATCACAGAAGCGCCTGAATCTAGGTTTAATTTTCCTACTGTCAATGCATCAACATCACCCTTATGAAGGGTAGACTCTGCTGTAGACGACGCGGTTAACACACTTAAGTATGTCGTTCCGTACTTGTTTCCAGCTGCACCAAGATTGAGTCCGCCATCAGTAGATGGTTGAAGTGTTGTTGCAGTTAGATCCAATTCGTCTGTTCCGTTAATGTTCAACTTAAGTGTAGTTTTTGCATTAACCGTCAAAGTAGTTTTGGCACTAGAATAAATCTCGCCAGTAGATCCTGAAACACCAGTATAAGCAAAAACTACTTTACCAGCATTTGAAGCAGTCAAATGTACACCATCTGTGGTAATCTTAGCGATACCATCGAAACCACTTCCGTCGTTATACTGAATTGCTCCTTCATTACCTCTCGCTGCATTCGAGAGAGATAGTGCAGTCTTCAGTTGAGTAAAACTAAATGCCTTGGTTTCATTGTCTGATGCGTCACCACAATAAAAATAATCACCATTCACAAAGTCAACGTGATCGTTTCTTGCCTGTGCTGATGTATCCAAATGAACAACCTGAACAGATCCAGATCCAATATCATCTCTCTGTACTGTACTCGAACCTAACTTAACTGTTGTTACGACACCATCTTTTATTAACTTGGTGCCTATCTTTGTTACTGCCATTGATGCTCCTCCTACGGCTATGTAATCGCTAAATGAGCTGGCGGTTACGTGTACCTGCCCGCTATCAAAACTATACTTACTGGTGGCGAGTTCTGCCCATGCACTGGAAGCGTTCGACCTTCTAAAGATTCTTATTGCCGATGTGCTACCTGTGATGTTCCAAGATAGAATCGCAGGACTACTAAAAGATGTACCGTGAGGAACAAATCTAATAATGTCTGACGATGCTCTTGGAGCAATAATCGCTGTACCTAATGCTGAAATATCCGTTGTCGCTGTGCCTTTGCCAGCACTTTGAGATAGAATCGCTACTGTTACAGTGGTGTTACCAGATAGCGCTCCAGCTGGGATATTTGCTTGAGCGGAAGGGTTAGTGTCAGTGTTACCTGCTTGTACCAATCCACCGTTTGCTGCCACAACAGAACTAGACACCTCGCCATCAATGGCGGTGGGTTCCACAGCACCTTCGGTTCCCAGACCTGTTGTAAAGACATGAAAGTTTGTCGCAGACTGGTTAAGGGAAGCGTTTCTGCCTGGTTCCAAAGAAAGTATACCACCTCCAATAAAGATCTGCCCTGGGGCACGATCTTCTGGGTTGGTGTTGTAAATCTCTGCCATACCAGATTGAGTTAGAAACTCCGATCTCCACCCACCTGGATATCCTCCAGTGTTTGATCCATTCTCTAGAACATACACAGAGTCAATCGTAAGTGTATCGTGGTAAGTCGCATCCATTCTGTAGAATATCGAACCCTTATAGTGCTTCGAACTGTAACCAGTCAAAGCTCCCGAACCACCGTCGAAAGAGGACCCAGTCAAAGTATATGCTGGTTGATTTTGTCCAGAATATCCCTGCGATGAAGATGCGTGAACTTCTACTTGTGCGTTGTTGAAAATGAGAAGTGAATTACTTGCCGTATGCCACTCCATAGTCATACCAAAGTAAGAACTTGCCTGAGAACCAGTTATTGAGTATGCTGATGCTGCACCAGCACTTGGAACGTATGATGGCCATCCGTCCAAACTGGATCCTGTTCTTTGAACAATCCAAACTTTATTGTTGTTGGAATCGCCAACTGCGAATTCGTCATTTGTTCTCAACCATCTCGCAGAATAAACATCCTTTGAGGATTGGTTCGTAACTCGCACTGTTTGTGTCCAGTTCCAACCCGCATCGGCGTCGTCTGCAGAACCCGAGTTGAAGACCCAGACATACTGATCGCCAGCAGAACCAGGTTCATGGTATGCCAACAATGCGTCTTTGTCCGCACTTATCTCAAGTTTCCAATTTGTTGCGCCTGATGAGTTGTCATTTCTGGTTATGACCTTGTGAAGACCAAAGTCGACGCCGCCGGCTGATGCCGTGACAATCCCCATTTCTTCGTATGCGTCATTTGTTGTAAAAATAAACTCTTTGTTGTTAACCCACACAAGATCGATCAATCCACTTGTTGTTCTCTGTGGGACAGAGGATATTAGATCCCAGACACCATTCGATCCAGACTTTCTAACATCAATACCGTGATTTAAACTTGAGTCGTTGTTCCTATACCTAGTAGGAATAATCATCAACTCCCCGTTTGGACTAACCAAACCTGAACGATAACTTCTGGCATCTGCTGAACTCAATGAAGAGGAAACTGGTCCTCTCGTGTTTAGCACTCCAGCCTTATTATCTAATATTGTATAAGCCATAATTTAATTATTCTCCTTTTGTTATTATGTAAAATAAAATAACAAACACATAAACGAAACAAGAGGGGGGGTTACCCCCCTCAAAACTAAGACTTAAGAGATCGTTCCCGAGAGAAACTGAACGACAAGAATATCGTCAGCATCCATAGTAAGACTCTCGTGCAATTCAACTGTCACAGGACCATTGCTGCTGTTGTAGTCAATGGTATAGTCACCGTCGACTGGCGGTCGCTGCGTTGCTGGTGCAGGGATGAGAAGAACACCATTTAGGTATACCATCTCGGAACCTGACATGATGATCGTCGGAGCCCCGCTTGTTGTTGCCAAAGATGCAGTCGTATATAGAGAACCAGAACCCTGTGCAGGTGCTGCTGCTCTGTTTGCAACAGATGTATCTCTAGAGAAAATCTGTCTCTGGTGTCCAATACTCAAAACACCGTTTGCAAAGTTAAGTCCACCGTTACCGTTGTCTATATCATAAACAATATCTCTGTTTAAGTTTGCTGCCTTGACAACATCAGTCGAAACGATAACACCCACGTTCAATTTGTCTGTGTCCACATTGTGTGCGGTCAAGACTGAACCAGATAATACATCTGAAGTTACCTTGTGGATTGTTGCTGTTGCTGAACCAGAAATGGTCGATGTTGCATCTATTCTTCTAACCTCGATCTTATCGACGTCAAGAAGGTGAGCATCAACGGTCGAACCAGATACTGTTCCCGTGAATGTTGCAGAAGTTCCGTCAAGATCCTGAACGGTTACCTTGTCTGCATCAGTCGTGTGAGCCTGAACAGTTGTACCAGATACCGTAGTAAAGGTAGCAGATGTACCGTCCAAGTCAAGGATGCTTGCCTGGTCTGCATCAATCTCGTGATACTGTACAATCGTACCTGACAAGGTGTGGAATGTACCCTTAGAACCAGAGAATGATGTTGCCGTCAATCCCTTCGCTACGTCCAATTCCTGGAAAATACCAAGAGATGCTGAAAGTGTACCAGACACACCAAATAATACTGCGTCATTCTTTCTACCACCTGTGGTTGAAAGCGAGAGACCCTGTGTGGAACCAATCTTGAAAAGAAGATCAGAACCAGCGCCGCCGCCTGCGTTACCCAAGATTACACTTGCGATACCGCTTGAACCAGAACCTGCAGTGCCACCAATCTGAAGGCCTGCGCCCTCAACAGAATCACCTGCGGATCCTGATGCCGCAGCAATGATCTGCTTATTAACGATTTCAAAATGCTCTGAAGTCGTAATGCTGGATTTGTACGTTCTTGCGTCAAGAACATCTACAACCAACTTGCGGAACTTACCAGAAGAACCAGAGAGTTCATCTGCCGTTACGACATGGAGGTTTGATGTACCAGAAGACGTAATGTTTGTAGCAACTACCTTACGGAAGTCGCCTTCGTCGCCGTCAATCTTATGGAAGAGCGATGTGCCCGAACCAGATACGACAGTACCGATAATCTTGTTAAAGGTACCTTCGTCAACATCAACCTTGTGAAAGAGTGAAGTGCCTGAACCTGTAACCACAGGTGCGATAACCTTATTGAAAGTACCCTCATCTACGTCAACCTTGTGAATCTGTGCGGTTGCCGAAGCAGAGAGGTTTGTTGTCTTTACAACATTAAATGTTGCGTCATCTACGTCCAACTTGTGAAGCGTAGAGGTACCAGAACCAGTGATGGTTGTTGCTGTTACCTTTCTTGCGTCAAGACTATCTACATCCAACTTGTGGATTGTGGAAGTTCCTGAACCAGATACTGCATCAAGATACAGTGTTCCGTATTTCTTTGCTGCTGCACCGAGGTTGAGTCCACCGTCCGAAGAAGGCTGAAGTGTTGTTGCATTTAGGTCCAACTCATCGGTTCCGTTGATATTGAACTTTAATGTCGTCTTTGCATTGACCGTCAAAGTGGTTTTAGCGCTAGAATAAATCTCGCCAGTAGAACCTGAAATTGCAGTGTATGCAAACACTACCTTACCGCCGTCAGAAGCGGTCAAGTGAACACCGTCTGTTCTAATCTTTGAGATAGCGTCCATCGCATTTGTGCCGCCTTCGCCGTGAAACTGAATGTGTCCTTCGTTACCGACAGCTGCATTAGATGCTGAAACCGCTGCTTTGAGGTGTGCGAACGTGACCGTCCTCATGCCACCGCTTTTGCCCTTAGATGCGGATACGATTAAGACGTCGGCATCCTCAAGATGCGCCACGTCGCTACGTGCTTGGAATAGGTCTAAGTGACCGACTTGAACTGAACCTGATGCGATCTTATCGCGAGTTACTGCGGAAGTATTTAACTTCGCAGTTGTGATGGCACTATTTGCCAATAGTTTTGTGCCAATTTTTGTTTTAGCCATTTTAATTGCTCCTTAGTGTATGTTTTTTATTTTTTCACTAACAAAAACCAACAGCACATTAAACGGACTGGGTTTGTGAATTACGAAAAGAGAACCTTCTTCAGATTTCTAACGTTATTATCAAACTTACAAAACTCACTATTCAAGAACTCTAACGAAAGAGCTTGGCACTCACCTAACCTATCATCAAACTCAAAATGAAACTTTCCTGAATCTAATCGCCTACATCTAATCAGGTTAATACCCTTTAACTGCAAGTAAGCGGCGATTCCTATATCAGATGTTGTAAAATTCATATTATACCTCTCTCACTTTAAATAGTCTCTACTGCTTAACAAACGCTAAATTTCCTGTACCGTTGGAATCTAATTCCAATGTGTATCCTGCGTTTGGATCTAACTTATACTTTTCTCGAAGAAGTTGTAAGATTTGCTCATTACCTTCCCTGATTCTCTCAATCTCTTCTAACATTAGAATTTTTTTCACCTCATGATCTCTCATGTAGATCCCATATTCAGTAAGTTTACCATTCATATTATCCCTACCATCGAGCAATGATTGGGTATCATCTGGATATAAAACAACATAAGAGTCGTCAAAGGGTTCCTCTTCTTCCTCTTCTTCTTCTTCCCATTCTTCCTCAAGATCGTCGGGATCCATACCCGCCTTAAGGGTTTCTGCGGCAAGTAACGCCTTGTTGGCCAATTCTGGATTTTCTTCTTTCAAATCATCCAGCATTCCCAATAATTTATTTAAAACTGACATTCTCGCATCCTCCTTCTTTAATCAGCAATATAACTAAATAGTATGTTCGCCTCATTCTGGGGCGCTTCTTCGAAAGTAACCACCCTACCAGACAAAGTATAGTCATTATCTGCCCCGATAAGCATCAAAAGACCTTGGTTAAACACCATAAGTGTTCCTGCAACAAAATCCTCTGGTACTGTAAATTGTGTAGTCGATCCGTCAGCTGTCTCGGTGGGTGTTTGGGCAACTTTGTAATTAGTAGTTGTCACAGAGTCTGCAGAAGATGACGATCCTCCACCTCCACCACCGCCTGTGGTAGCTTCCGTTGTTGTTGCGCCTGGGTTTCTAACTTGCTTATAGTTTGCAATATTGTCATCAACCTTTGGTAACAACAAGTCTGATTTAAGTCCTTCAAGTCCATACAATCTCCCGTTTACAGTATCTAGGTCATCACCAGTAATTATCCTCTCCCTCGGTATCTTAACTTCAACAATGTTTTCTCGAATAGAAACATTTGGTTGAAGTCTATTGACATTCTCTCCAGTTAGCCACCCAAGAACCTCAATGTTGAGTTTTGTCTCAAACTTTCTTTCTTCGTTTGAAAAGTTGCTTATATTGTTGTTCTGAGAGAAGTCCTCCTGTATAAACGCTTCATACCTTAATCTCCCCTCTTCAATTATTACGTAATTGATGCCACCTGGTCTTGTTATGAAGGGTGTCACTATTTGATTCATTTGTTGTTGATATTCCGTTCTTAGGGTTATTTCATACTGGACCGTGACATAGACTGGTAGTGGGATTGTTAATGTCTCATAGACTATCTTGCTATTCTTCTTTGAGAAATTTAATTGTCCTGCCCTTTTATACATCGAAGCATTTGCAAAATTAGAAGTCTTATCTTGCTTAATTCGCCTGGAAACTGATATGGATCCGCCCTTTACTTTATCAATAGGTGGAATATTTGCAAACACAGTACCCTTCCTCGAAGGATCCTTGGTGATGTTAGATCTCTCTATTGTTATAACTGGCAGAACCAGGGTACCGTCCTTGTCCCTGAATCTACTATCCTTCTTACTTTGAAATAACCTTTCAGATGAAGTCCATACCACTGGCACTTTCTTAAACCCAGTTGGCGTAATGCACCTAATGTCTAGCGTTTCTTCTATAAATTTATGCATTGCTAGATCGATCGTTTCCATCGTGGACGGGGGAAAAGGAATATCTTCCAATCTTCTAGATTTTGTGACTGATAATACCATGCCCTACCTCACAACCCATATTTTGCCAACTCATCTGGGTCGACAATGGTCCTTTCTTTTGGAATCTTAACTTCTACGATTGTCTCATTAACTACCTTGTGAGGTGTCTCTTGATTTATGCCACTTCCAATCAGGTGCCCAAGCACCTTAATATCGAATTTTGTTTCGAATTTTCTTTCTTCGTTTGAAAAGTTGCTTATGTTGTTTTCATGTGAATAGTCCTGCTGGATAAATCCTTCATACCTGTGATTACCATCTCTGATGATGATATAGTTAATGCCGCCTGGAACTGTCATAAAAGGCACTACAAGGTCGTTCATTTGCTGCTGGTACTCCGTTCGGAGGGTAATCTGATACATCACCGTAACATAGACTGGCAAGGGGATAGAGACCGTCTTATACACGGTTTTTTCAGTTTTATCTGGAAAGTTCAATTGCCCTCTCCTTCTCTTGGAGTGGGCGTTCTTGTAGTTGGAAGTCTTATCTTGCACGATCTTCTGCATAACGGGGATGGTGCCACCCTTTATCTTATCTGTTGATGGTATGTTTGCCCACACTGTGCCCTTCTCGCTAGGACTTTTTGTCATCGAGGTCCTCTCGATAGTGATAACTGGCATGATTAGAGCGCCTTCAGCATCCCTAACACGACTATCCTTTTTGCTCAACACTGATCTTTCAGCTGATGACATTATAACTGGTACTTTCTTAAACCCAGTTGAGGAATTTACGTGTAGATTCATTTGCTCATCCACGAACTTATACATAGCAGTATCTATATTCTCAATTCTTGAATCGAAAATACGCTTGCCTTCGTAGTCGTTAAGTTGTTCGCTGAATGGTTTATGACGTTCCATTAAATAGACCCTCTCTTGCCTTTATGCATTCGGCACTTATTTCCATCATGTGGTCGCGCTGACCAAAGATTTGAGTTGGTTCATTTAAAGTCGCGATCTCATAATAAGTTTCACCATACAAAATAAAATCACCCTCTCTAACAAACAAATTCTGATCCTCTGTCAGTCTGCGTTTATGAAAATGCACTACAATTTTTGACAATCGATCTACGCCTAAGTTGGTCGTTTCCGTCTCATACCCTTGCCACTCCACAAGAGCATAGACCATAATTGGATTGAGAAAGGTCTTGTTCATTGCTTCGCCGTATATTGGATGAAAATTTGTTTCCTCAATAGACACTGGGTAGTAGACCACCTGTTGCCCAATGACTCTTTCGATAATTTCATCACTAACCTGTTTTACAAGGTCTCGTTCCTTCTTACCAGTAAAGAGCGGTGGTGGTGGCGCTTCTGGTTGATTCCACTTATTATCTCCCATAGTATATTACCCCACATACACCGAATAGGGTATTCTCTGCAAGACTTTTTCAGCTGCTTCGACCTCCAGTGCCTCCTTTTCCGCAATCTTTTGATAAGTAAGTTCGGAAAGAGTTGTTTTAAGTTCTTCTCTGAGAGCGTTCTGTTCTTCTTTGCCCTGTGATACTAAATCAGTTCCGTTGAGGGTTATACTATCACCAGGAATGGGCAATGAAGCAAACTTGGATCTGACCTGTCCTAGTGTTTCCTTGGATAGAGCGAGCGCGAATCTCCTGATCCACTGCTTACCAATTGAATTGATAGTGTCATAAGGCAAGTTAGAGAATGGCAATGTATTCATGTTATTAACCCCCTCTAGTTCGCCTCGACCATTAGTGTCATCGTCCAAGTTAGATGAGGGGACAGAGAATTCTACCCACATTTTAGTAGGTCCGCCACCATATGGAATCGGAAACAATCTTATCTTATTGTTCCTAAGTTCATATGACCAATGAGACATTCTAGTGTATATGGCGTCCTCGAATGCAAGTGCTTGTGCCTTGTTTTGCCATGCTGGTACAAGCTGGAAAGTGGAATCATCCGAGAATTGTCCATAATTGTGAAAATTGCCAATCACATTCAACCCACCGTAGTACCCATAGAATCTCCACATTGCACTAGGCGTCTTGTAATACACTTTTTTAATCAATATCCTTTTGCCATTAATCTTGCCAGTGTATGGTGCGCCTGATTCAGAGGAAATTATGTCCTGTAGATCATAATCTTGCTGCCCTACAGTGACATCAAATGACGCGGAGTATTGTACAGAATCCTTTAATCCTATTTCTGATCCAATTTTCTCAGAGACGCGTCTGGAAAAACCATAATCAAATTTAGGATACTTCAAACTACCCGAGGCTGCGCCTGAAGTTAGTTCACCCTTATGATCGAATGTCCCTGTTGCATGACCCAAAAAACTAGGCAATGCATTGTTTGCCTGATGTATGTTTATAAGATATGAATACTCAAGTACTGCTTCTTCGTATGCAGCATATATGTTTCCATCTGAAAGTTCTATATCCAGCACATCACCGCCAAGTTTCTTATATGTGTGTGCAACCTGGTCGACCGCACCTGAAATAAAGTTTCTAGAATACAGCACACTACTGTTTAATGAATATATTTTATATGGTAAAGATTTATTCACATTACCATGACTACCAGTCTCTGGCAAGATGCTCTTGCTAGAAGTGCTAGCTGGTCTTAATGTTGGTAAAGACATTTAATTGGTCCTCCGTGTCTAAGTAATTAGTCTTAAACTTAACAAAACGCTAGGACTTCAAATTTCTTTACTCTTCAGTCTTCTTTGTAGTTCTTCTTGTAGTTGTTGTTTTTTTTCTTGTTGTGCGCTTCTTTCTGGGTTTTGGCGTCTCAACATCAACAACCTCATCTTTAACTGGTTCTTCGATTTGGACTACCTGAAGTTCTGGTTCGGGAATCCGTGGAGGTGCTTGGACCTCTTTCTTTTCTTCAACTGGTTCGTTTGTTACAACTTGAACCTGCTCTTCTTGCTTGATCTCTTCACTGGTGTTCATGTCAATTTCGATCAATTTGTTCTCAACCTCTCTCTTGTCAAAACCAAGTGCTGATCGCTTTGCAGCATACTTCTTGGCATATCTTGTCATTGTCATTCTTTTTCTACGTTTACCCATCATTAAACTCCTTTAACTAAAACGATTATAACATAAATAGGTTTTTAATAAAGAAAAACCCCCAACCAAATTGGAAGGGGGTTTGACTTGTAGTAAGGCGAGTTACTTTTTACTGGTCAGCAAATGCTGGTGCTGTTTCGCTAACCACGCCGCCAGACAAGTACCAAAGGGTTCCATCAGAAACACATTCAATTCTTGTGCCTCCTGCTGGGTCATTTAAGGTTAACTTACTGTTACTGCTGCCGTTTGGTGCAACAGATGCGTTGTCTGCATTTGTATCTAAGTGAACCACGCCGCCCAAAAAGTATCTATCATCTGAACCCGTGTCAATAATCAATTCATCATCACCTGCCTGTGAGGTTACAATAAATGTAAACACGGTGCCGTTCTCTGGAGCGGAAGGAAGTGTAATTGTACAATCTGCCGCTAGTGCAATTGCATAAATCTCTCCACTTTCTGCAAGTGTTAAAGTCTTGCTCGTTGCTGTAATCTTTTCTAGTCTTCTTCTAGAAGCATCATATGCTGCTCTACCTACTTTTGCCATTTTATAAATCTCCTTTTAATTAATAAAGGCTATCGCCTTACCTTTTATATTATAAATAGTTTAAACTAAACCAAACTCACACAAAAAAACGCCCTACCACAATATTATGGTAGGGCGAATCTTTTAGTTGTCGGACACTTTATTAAGCGCCTGCCTCACCAAGGAGACCTCTTACGACAACAAGACCATACATATCTGGTCTAACCATCTTCTTAGCGTAACGGGTCATGACACCCTTACGTGGTACGAAGTCTTCCGTACCGAAAATGGTAGGTGTTACCTGGAGTGGTACATATGGAGCGTACACATAACCGCTTTCAAGGAAAGAGTTACCTCTACGACCTACAAGAAGAATGTTTCTTGGGAAGTATGGATCAACCATAACATCAAACTTCTTGCTCAATGAACCAGTCTTAACAGCACCAATGTCACCACGGTCAGCGTCTGCCGTAACAGATGCGCGGAAACCGCTTGTGAACTCAAGGATGTTAGCAACCTCTGGACCACAAACAACAAAGTTTGCGCCACCACGAAGTGTCTTTCTGTGGATCTGAGCGCTCACGTCATTGATTGTCTCAATGAGAGTCTCATACCACTCGCTAACAGTACCTGTGAAGTCAGGTGAAGCACTGGTTGCACCAAGTTCACTGCCGTTGCTATCAACGAAAAGACCTGGAGCGCGTGACCAGTAGCGTGTACCTGCCTTAGCACCCTGGATCAAGTCAGAGAGAATCTCCTGGTCGATTTCAAGAGCAATTTGCTCAGAAAGAATACCAGTTAATTCAACCTCTGCGTCAAGGTTGTGATAAGCATTGAGGTCCTGACCTAATTCAGGAGTCCACTTTGCCTTCAACTTCTTTGTAGCAGCTGTGACCGCTACGCTGTCGACCTTGATGTCGATTTCTGGGATGTTTCTTGGGTTGCTATTGTTAACTGTTGATCCACCTGTGGTATCACGACCAGCACCTTCAAGCTCCCACGGCTCTCCACCAACGACTGAACCAAGTCCGCCGCCAGCTGAAAGCGTATCTGCTATCGGGAACGCTAGAGATGCATCATCTCTGGTAGGCGCGAACACGTCCGAAGCATGTCCGGTGAAAGTCAAAAGCAAGACCTCCTGGCTAGCACCTGTACCACCAGAGCCGGTGATTCTCGTCAAACGGCGGACCAGCTTTGCATGTCCGTAGTTTCCAGAACCGTTAGATGCCGAAATTGCCGAAGCATTGACCGCACCAGATGGGAAAGTAGTCGGCAAGTGATTTCTATAAATAGAAACAACCGAAACTACGTCGGTGCCCGAAAGAAGATCAGGATCCCAGCGAATCAACTTCTTCTGTGCGGCAGTCATTGACGAAGGCGCTACGTTAGTAAGCCCCGTGCTCATGACCTTTGCCTGGCTCTGTGAACCAGTTGCGCTAGTGTAACCATTCGCCAGGTCATAAAAACCACCTGCTCCAACGCCCGTAGCAGGATTAAGATCAACACCGTCAATCAACCCCTTCGCTACAACGTTACCACCATAGATAGATTGTCCTGCTAGACCGCGAAGGCGATCATCAGTCATTGTAAAGTCCAAGAAGAAGATAAGTCCACTTGGAAGACTCATTGGCTGCACGCTAACGAGTTCATTTGCAATCAACCCACCGAATACACGACGGACGATTGGGAAAGCAACTGATGCGAAACCTTCAACATCACCTGCTGCCATTGAGGACGCTTCACGAAGAAGCTCCTTTGCTTGGTTCTCAAGGAGAACCGCCATACCATTCTTGGATTGCTCATCAGTAATACCTTCTAAGAGACCAGTCTTTTCCCACTTCGCAAGAAGTGCTTGACCTTCCTTAGACACGTCACGTCGAACAATACCTTCAGTTAATTTTTCTAATACAGACATTGTATTGTAACCTCCTAATATTTAATTGTCTTTATTAATACCAGCTAATCGCTGCATTCTTTCAGCAAAAATATCTGCTGAAGTAGCTCGTTTCTCTTCACGAGAACGAACCAGTAAGCTAGATCTTCTATTGTTAACTGCCTCACTCAGCGATTCTGGACTCTTCTTTTGACTAGTCTCCACTGTGTTTTGAAGGGTTTCATAGATAACCTTTGCTTGTTTTGCATCTTCGGCCTTAGCGATTGCTTCAACAATACTCTTTTTCTGTCGCTCATTCAGGGAGCCACAATCCAAAGTCCGATTGATATAAAGTAACTTTGCGTTTGATGTATTAACAGCATCAAACTTTTCTTTTATTTGTGAGACAACAGACTTATGAGCATTAATCTCGTCTGTTTTCATCTCATTTTCTTTAATTAAATCTTTATTTTGTTTATTGAGATTCTTGTTGGATTCTTCCAACTTACCAAGTGCTGCCTTGAGTGCCTCAAGTTGCTCCTTGATATCGTCATCTTGTAATCTGGCAAGTTCTTGCTCAACTGCAAGATCCAACTCTTCATTGGAAGTCCCCATCCATCCACTCTTTTGTGGCTTGATGTCAACCTTAAGAGATTCCATGATCTCATCAACGAATAATTCTTCCATCTCTTCTTCTAATTGAGTGAGTGTTTCGGTCGCAAGAGAACTTGCGTCAGCAGAAGCTTGAATTTCATCAGACATACCAGCAGCAAGATCATCATGATCTACCTTATCTGCTTGAAGTACATCCGTTGCTTCAATTCCCTCTTCGTCTTCAATTTCTTTAATTCTTTTTTCGATCGCGTCAAGATCTAACTCGACCTGACCCGACTCAGATGAGGGGATATCATCCATTGCCTCTTCATCAGACTTTGCAGATACAGTATCGTCAGACCCCTCATCGCTAGATGGTTCAAGATCTAACCCTAAGTCCATCTCTTCTTCCTCTTGCTCAAGAAGAGATGACACGGCATCCTTAATTTGTTCTGAATACTTTTCAATTACCATTTGTTCTGCATTTTTGAGCGCAGCGGATTTAAGCGCCTTGGCGTCAATGATTGCTTGTTCTAGAAGTGATGACATAGTTTGCCCCTTATATAAAAATATGTTCAATAATAAATAGTTGAAGTGTTCTCTAAACACCTGAAATTTATTATACTACAATGTAGGAGTGTTTTTTTTAATTTGCTACTGGGTTCGTTCTTAGGGAGGATAACCCTGGTATGGTCATCCTGAGAGGGGTGTACCCAGATGGGTTTATGCCCCCAGAGAAAGCGATAGTTGGCATACCATGTATGTTGGAAGTTATGATCTCGTGTCCAGCGGTGCCGATGGGTCCAGTCTTTGTTATGGTTATTGTCGCGCCATCCCTAGTAGCGGAAATAGTATGGTCGGACTCCGAAGCACCACCATTGATGGCGGTTGTTAAAACTGTTGCTAAGTGAGTAGAGTTTGTGGCGTCGGATGTGCATACTGTGACAATTCCACTAGAGGGTCCAGTTCCGTCGGTGGCGGACATGTTGGCAGAATCGTTAATTCGATACTCTACAGTTCCAGTACCTGCCGAAGTTCGAACATTATTAATTGTTAAGTGCTGATTAGTTGCAAGTTGCGATATGTCTGTGACATTTACAGTGAATGTTACCTTAGATCCTGTGCCGCCGACATTACCAGCAGGAGTGTTGTTGACCACTAGAGGATCTTCTTGTAGATCTCTTATGTTATCAATCACAAAATCAGGTCTTATGGTGTGCTTTCTCTTCATGGTTAGAATGTGGAACAGGCAGCATATACTGCATCGGGTGCATCTCCCCAAGTGCCAGCATCTCTTACGAACGCAACACGATCAACACCATTTATTTCAATCTTATAAGTTGTGGGGACTGTAACAGCATCACAATCAACTGTCTGCGAGTACGACCAAATACCTGTTGCGTGCATATAAAACCACAATTCAATATCCCGATCGGGAGCGCCAGCGTCAGCGGGATCTACGGTCAGAAACAAGTATCTTTGATTTTCTGTCACATACCCAGTAGTACCGTCCCTAGCGGCGGTTCCTGTTGAAATGCCTGTTGTAACTGGAAGGGCGTTGTGTGCCAACACTACTATCGCTGTACCATTGGCGCCTGCTAAATTTTTGGGTCCTCTTGTTCTGCCCCAACTTGTATTCTTAAAAGTACTCATTTTAAATCTCCATTAATAAATATCAATCTTTAAACTTTTCATTAAATTTTCTAGTTGATTCTTGAGAAAGTTTCTTCTTTCTCTCCTTCTTCAACTTTCTAATTTCAGACTTTGGAGTGAATTGCATTCGTTTTCTTACCTTGTCGATCAACCCTTCCTTCTTTGTCTTCTTAACGAATCTTCTGATCATTCTCATCTGATCTTCGTTGTGCCTTGGTCTTACATCAAAATTAACTGCTTTAGCCATTATAAATCCTTTATTTTAGTGCGTCCCACTTTTTGCCAAAGGCGCCAAGTAGTCCGTCAATGTCAACTCCCTTATCACTAGGGTCCATATTCGCAAGAGGAGAATGAGAGGGCGTAGTGCCACCAGCTGATGACAATGGCGTCGTACCCTCAAAAACATTCACTCCACCATAGGCATCCTTACCAATCGCTTCAAGCATTTGATTCTTGGATTCCTGTAGTCTTTTTGAAACTTGCGCTGTTCTATCGTCAGAAGTGCGAGCAGAAGATCTTTCGGGCGTTTTGTTTTCTACTATCGGTTGTTGTCCCATACCTGAAAAGATCTCGGCAACCAATGTCGATAACACACCTTCTTCAAAAATTGCCTCTTTTATGCAATCCATCACAAGCGGTTTCAATACTTTCTTTAACTTATTTAATTCTTGTTCTTTCATTTGTTCCTCAAAATATCATTCATTATACTATTAATTCTATCTTCTTTTGTTAGCGGCCTGCTCATATCTCTGGATTCGTGCACCTGAGACATGATCGCACCTGGTGTAGATGGGTCCGAAACCATGTCGAAACATATCAACTGAAAGTCATCTTCAACTAAAGTAATACCGTTTCGCTCTGTAACAGATCCCATGCCTCTAGACGATATACCACAAGGAATATTACACTCTACAAGATTCTTGAGTATTTGTCCCGCTGGTGTTGGTAATACTTCAATTTTACCCATTACCTTGTTTTCATCCATCCA